AGCCTGTTTTGTCTTCCGTATGAAGACGGCAGGCAAAGACGGATATGAAGACACCAGTACAGAAGCCCGATTCAACGGATTTCATGGGAGCTTGCCATCGGGTTTTAAAAGGGCTCATTTTTCGTTCCTGTGGTACTACAAGAAAGAAGGTAACATCAACGCATTGAAACAGTTAACCCGGGTAGGGGATGAGGTCCGTTTCAGGGTTTCAGATAATCGGAACGGATATTTGAAGGAAGCCCGTGTTGACGCATCAAACATGGAAAATCCACATTATCACAGCAATTATGAAGGTCTTCATAATGATACTCTTTGGGTAGACGTATTGCGGGACGGTAAGCCTGTTATAGTTCATTTTGAGCTTGCCCATTCAATCGGACCCAGCAATTCAGCAAGAGCGCTACAATGACCCAGATCGACAAGCTATTAACCTGGACCCTACAAGACACATGGGGCTTGATATTAGCCCTATGTGCTCTTGTGTTGTATTTGTTGACCATATAGAGAGGAGGAGAGATGGATACGAAAGAGCGAAGCAAGATGAGAAAACTACAGAACGAATTCTTGAATCATCCAAGGGTTAAAAAATACCAAGCCCTCTATGGTGAAGACAGCCAAGTTTTTGCTGGAAGCTTGACAGGTCCAACATTCAAGGATTTAAGAGATTTGCTTTTTCCAGACTATAAACATAGCATGGAAAACATTTTATGTGATATTTGAGGCATAACATAAGGAGGAGGAAATCATGAGTATGAGAGAGTGGATTGACGAAAACACATATTATGATGTTGCTGGCCGGTATGATACGGAGTGTTTCCGCTGCGGGTATCCATTTGATCAAGGGGATCGGATTTTATTGGATGAGAACCTTGAACTGATATTTTGCGATAGTAAATGCCGGGATACCTATGTTGCTTGTTATACGGCTCGCCCTCTTGCGTCAGATAGAACTATAGTAACGCACCCCGATTTCAACGATTAACAAGGGAGGAGAACTAATGTACTGGGATAGATTTGATATTATCATGGCGCATTATGTGTTTTATGCCAACTGGCATTCTGGGCAATGGAGCGAGCATTATGCAAGGTTATGCAGGATCGGAAAGTATTTTACCCCGGCACCGATGGGGATTGATCTTAACAGCGAGGAAAACGAGAACGCCAGAGAGATTTATATATCATTATGTGACAAGCACGGTTTTGAGGTACCTAGTCAGATCAGGTTATGAAGGGAGGAGATAATGACATTTGTTACAAAACGTTTACCAGAGATCATTGAGAGTTACGGATTTATTCAATCTTCGGACGTTCCCCACCTTAAAGAGCTTAACAGGCTTTTGCCTATGCTGGTCCGTTGTGGAGGTGGGCGGTTTAGCTGTCCGGTGCAAGACGTGGAACATTTCGTGGAGGTGGTAGACGCCTCCCGTGATGATTATGTTAGAGACGTATCAATTACAGCCGACGGAATGAAACGCCTGAAAATGAAGTATAACGTACCCTCTATTATACCAAGATGATCAGATATAACTATGAAGGGAGGAAATCAAAATGGGTGAATATGCAGTATATAACGGCGAGCGGATCAAAATAGGCACGTGTGAATCGATGTATTATATCAGATATGAAGATCGTAACAAGGTGAAACCTGAACCTCACAGCCTGAATCCTAACAACCAGCTAGATCTTTTCTGGCGTCTCCCTTGGATGGACGAGGATCAGTTAGGCCCTGGCGGGTATGAATACCCATGCCCTGGATTACGACTTATCGGCTTCGAAGATCCCGGCACACTAGACAATCCTGGCAACTTTCAGTTGAAGCATGAGAACGGGCTTTTACTCAATGTGGCCTGTTATCATGGCCAGCAGCTCCCCGAGGGTTCGAAAGACATTAAACCTCATTGGAACGGCAAAGACCCCTATGTATTTGAGCTGATTTATGTCAAGAACACTAAAGAGGGCGTGTTGCCGATTGTACATTGCAAGTATTGTAGCCAGATGTGGCGTTATACATGGGAAGAGGTCACCCCATTTATTAAAGATGAGGTGATGAAGAGAAGGCTTTTAACCTATGCCAACGGGAAGGAGGAGAGATGAAGACAGTATTAATTTTAGGAAACATTGTTGACGGAATATCTATCTATGGGCCGTTCCCGGAGGATCTAGATGTATCTTATTACGCCCAAGAGTATTTCAAAGATGAGGAGTGGGTGGTAGCTAAACTTAATCCAGTAAATGAATCATGGTGGATAGAACCCAAGGGAGAGTAACCCATGGCAGACGATAAATGGAGCGATATGATCCAGCAGTTGGATGAGGTGATTGGCGATATTCAGGAAGCTAAAGACATGAAAAGAATTGTATAAAAAATTAGGCATAAAGGAGAACCCATGAAACCAAAATACGCATGGTGCATAACGCATAATCATCTGAAAGATGAGGACTGCGAGATCATCGGGCCGGAGAAAGCTCCAGCAAGGCTGCTGAGCATGGTAGGAAAACGATTCAAACTTTACGACGAGGAAGGAGAGCTCTATTTCAGTGGATCGCTACACGGGCAATATACGGGTCATGAGCCTATAGACGATTTTGGTCAGCCGCAATATGGTTGTACTGAGATCCGTTTTGATGATGAGATCTAAAAACCATTTAAAGGAGGAAACAGATGCAGGACATAAAGAAGGGTGACAAAGGAGAAGTTATCAGAGTTAGAGCGAAAGATTTCAAGGGAAAGAACTACTTGGATATTCGAGTTTTCTATCAGGACAAAGAAGGTGAGATGCAACCTACCAAGAAGGGTATTTCAATATCTCTTGATATTGCGGAAGCGGTGATTGCAGCGGCCTTGAAAGAGATCGGGAACAAATAAGTAGAAGCATAGGGGGAGCCCTTCGGGGCTCTCCTTGTCAGAAAGGAGGAACGCGATGACCTTTGAATTTAACTCGGAATCAACAAAATCAGGGGAGCGCAGCATTTGCGAGATATGTGCTTATTCTTTTTTAAATCAAGAATATAAGGGTCTTGACGGAGTGTGTCAAAGAAACCCAGAAATAGGAGAACTTATTAGTAACCGTGAGTCTTGCGCTTATTTTCAACAGGAGGAAAAGGACACTATTGTTTGTTTGCTTGCAACAGAAGCAAAATATTTAAACGAAGATGATTATAATTGCAAATTAGTAAAAAGCCTAAGGGAACAGCTCAAGAAAACAAAAAAGCAGTCAGTAGAAAGATACCATGAGATTAAGAAACTGAAAAAACAATTAAAGGAGGCGAAAAATGAACAGAAAAAATGAGGAACCTCTCTGGTTAGTGATCTTGGTTTTGATGTTGATCCTGGTGCTTGCTATTTGGCTGTAGAAAGGAGGAGAAATAAAATGGCAAGAGATTTAGGAACATATCATCTTAGAGTAGAACTTGAAGATGGTAGTGGATGGATACAGCAATGGAATACAGGTTCTCGTTATACTGAAGGGAAAGGCGGAGAAAGCCCTTTAACTGCATGTTATATTAAACCCACCTATGAAGACGAAAAAGATCTGTTTCATTCTATGGTTTATATGTACGTGAGCGGAAATTATTCATGTGACTGCAACAAGAAGATTTTTCAGGCTCGGGCCTATCAGAAACCAGAACCAGAAGACCCATCATGTGGAGAATCGATGAAACTAAAACGACTAACAGCTATAACACCGTCAGGAATAGAAATTATAATTCATCCTGAGGATCAAAGGGAGGACTCATGAAATGCATCATCTACACCCGATACTCACCACAACGAAAAGGGGATGAAAAACAAAGCTGCGAGGTCCAGACAGCATATTGTGAGGAGCTTGCTGCAAAGAAGGGGTGGAAGATCGGCGGCATCTATGAAGACAAAGAGAAGTCTGGCCAGGACGACACGCGACCTGGGTTATGGACAGCAATTCAGGTTTTAGAAAAAGGAGATGTGCTCCTTGTCTGGAAGCTTGATCGGCTAGCAAGAAGCGTTTATCTGATGGAGCGAATCAGGCATGATGTTGAAGCGCATGGTGCTCAAATCGTAGCGGTCAAGGGTGATGTGGAAGGTAACACGCCGGAAGCTATTATGGTCCGTCAGATCCTGTCCGCTGTTGCCGAGTATGAAAGGAAGATAATCAGTCAGCGAACCAGCGCTGCTATGATTTATCACATGAAGAACGGAAAACGTATCTCCAGTAAACCGCCATATGGCTACCGTTTTATTGGTGACACAATGGAAGCGGTAGAAAAAGAACAGAAAGCAATCTATCTTGTCAGCACGCTCCGCAAGGAGAATAAGGATGTACTGGCTATTGTCAGGGCGATGAACGCCAGTGAGCACAGGACTAGGACGGGTCGGCAATGGATGAGGAGGGATGTGGAGAATATTATTTCTATCTTGAAGGAGTAGAGCTAATGAGCGAGCGAATGGATTTTTTTGTACCCATGAAACCGCCCAGAACTACGCATCAACAAAAAGAAGTCAAGTGAATAAAAGGTAAACCGATTCTGTATGAACCGGCACGTCTTATAGAAGCTAGATGGAAGCTCCTGGCACATCTTGGAAAACATCGACCTAAAAAGAAACTGAACGGTCCGCTTCAGGTGGTGGTGAAGTGGCTGTTTCCAACCAGAAAAAAGAAAGATCACGGTCAGTACAAGATAACCAGGCCGGATACACATAACCTGAACAAGCTATTATTTGATGTTATGACAGATTTAAAGTTCTGGTCTGACGATGCCCAGGTGGTGAGTGAAATAATAGAGAAGTTCTGGACCTGCGGGGTACCGGGGATCTGGATCGCTATCAGGCCAGCGAATCAGGCGGCTGTGGTGCCTGAACAGTGTTTGAGTCATCGGGAGGATTGCTGATACGAGATAGTATCCACAACCTGGCTCTTTGGGGAACTTCCTTGACATCAATTTTTACTAGATTCATATCATCCGGAGAGCTTTTGGGTTTACTACGGTTGTTCATGACGGAAGACGTGATGATGCGTATTTGTCCGCTTTCAAAATCTCGATAGATCACCTTGCCATAAATATCAAACCCGATACCAGCCATTTTTACCCAGTCACCAGGTATAATATTATGTTTCGTGGATATGGACATTTCTTGTTTATCGGACATTCTTAGTCCTCCAGGAAAAGATAGAGACAGGGGGCAGAGGTACTAAGAAAGGAGGAGGAAAGCTAGTACTCTCTTGCAGCATGACACAGGCGCAGCTACTATCAAACCCCCTATCTCTATTTGTTTTTCAGCTCACTTTTAATGACACGGATGTCGGCAGATATATCAAACATTTGTTCACTGGTTTCTTTATGAATAGTCTGATTAGCAACTTCGGATGCTTTAACACTATTCCATAGAAAACCAGAAACAACAATCATCGACGTAAGAATACCACCAACAACCCACATAAAAAGTTTAACTGATGTTTTTGATTTCACAACCTCGTTAATCCTCTCATGTAACTTACCATGGGCATCTTCTCGCGCTGCTTCGTATTCCTCAAATCGGTGTCGTAAGCAACCCAGTTCTTGGTACGAGCTCCCGGTATCGCTTACTATCCCAGAATGCGCTGTACAATCTTTGCAAGGAATCCCATGCCCACTATTAGTCATCACCCTACTCCTACTTACTTACCTTTTTCTTTCCGTTCCGTTTCTTTACAACCTCGACGGCTTTATTACCTCCAAAGATCAGCCCAAAGAGCGACACTATAGAGAGAGCAAAATATTCAAGTCCTTTTTTGATCGGCTCTTCTACTGCTGAGGCTCCAGGTACAGTGTCAGCGATTGCATCTGCCACGGTCGCGGCAATAAGTGACGCTGCTTCTTCTGATGTTCCAGGTTGACCAAGCATCCCACACGAAACGATTCCAAAAAGTAAGAAAATCAACAATATGCTTCTCATCGTTACTGTCCTCAAAATGAACTATGAAAACGATTTGCCCCCAAAGACCTCCTCTCATGAGGGTTATATTAAAAAAAGTTTCAAATAAGGCAACATTAATAGAGTGATTCTTGACTAGGCGGGTCTTCATCAGATTCCATCTTGACTATAAACCCTTTTCTTATTCCGTACTTAGGATGTTGGGCGATCCGGTTACGGATAGTTCTTATGGTGCATCCAAGAGATTCAGCCACTTCCTCTACCCTGACAAGCTCTCCAGGCTTTGCGTTTATAGCGACCTCGAGCTCTTCTTGTCGTTCCTGGTTACGTTCCGTTCTGTATTCTCGGCGCCTGCGTTTCCGTTCTTCAGGTGGGAGAGGCTTCCTCATCCATGGAGGATCTTCTCCTTCAGCTTTTGCCCCGTCCAGGAGAGCGTGAGAATCGAGCACATGGGTAGGATACTGGAAAAACATGGTCTTGGTAGGGGTTGGAGGAAATTCACGCATAGTGGCCTCTATACGCCATCCTGTGGTAGTCTGGGCTTCTTGCCGGGCCTGGATCCGTACGTCAACCAGCTCCTCCCGGTCAACCTGTCCTTCACCCCATGAAAAGAGCTTATCGGCTACCTCAAGATCCTCATCATCCATGAGTCTATGCCAGCCATCTTGTAGGCATTTATTTAGATGTGTTCTCATGGCATCACATTCCCATCGGTTCACGATGTCTGGCCGGCGATCCTCGTCGATCTCCAGCTCGATCAGATCTATTATGGTATCGGGATCCCGGCTGAATACCCCTGACCCAGAAGCCCGATCCTGAGACTGTTTTTGCCCCTGCATACCCTTTGAGTGATGATGGCAGAATATTGTAGCCGCATTAAGTTGCGTACATATTTTATCAAACTCGTTACAGAAGGTTGCCATCTCCGTAGCGCTGTTTTCGTCGCCTGTTAAAACTTTATAAACAGGGTCAATTATAATAGCTCGATAAGATTTCTTTTGTGCCCTGCGGATCAACTTAGGAGTCAGCTTGTTCATTTTGGTGGCATGACCGCGAAGGTTCCAAAGATCGATCATTCCTGGAGTCTTGCCGCCCAGGCTTCGATAAGTAGCCCAAAAACGATGTTTACAGGACAGGCCATCTAGCTCGAGGTTTATATAAAGTACGCGACCAGGCTTGGTTTTCCAGCCGAGCCAGGAGCCTCCTTCTGCGATAGCTATAGCAAGCTGGATCAGGGCGAAGCTCTTGTAGGCTTTACTGGGACCGGACAACAGCATCTTATGTCCTTCCCTGAGAAGCCCTTCTATCAATGCAGGAGCGACCTTAGGCTCCTGGTCATCTATCACCAGATCTTCGATGTCTGGCAGCTCATCATTCAGATCAACAACCCATTCTTCCCATTCCAGCCAGGACCGTTTTCCAAAGTTCGTAGCGATCAGCCATTGTTTCTTACCTTTCCGCATGATTCCAGGCATCCTGGAAAGCCGGGAAGGGTTACGGTTTTGCCGATCAAGTCTTAGACCATTCTTGCCACATACTTCATACAGGAAGTCTACCCGTTTACGGTATTGATCCATGGTGTCCGCATCGATACGAACGATAGCGTGGACTGATTTACCTCCGCTATGAACTGCGGCAGCGATAGGAAGTTCCAATTTTCTAAGAAGAGTATATTGTTGCGAGGTGGGGATCTCGTCACATTCAACGAGAGCAAAACGGTATGAAACTATGTTGGCATCCCTAACTCCCTTGCCGTCTACCGGGTTAAACCGGATCCAGGCACCCACTTCTTCGGTGGTATCACCAATGACGGATCCAATATCTCCATTACATTTGTTAAGAAGATGAATAAGTTGACCGGCAGTTCGATCAAAACTTCCACGTTTAGGCAAATGTCGTTCTGCTTCCTGGTTGTACCAGGAATTAGTAACGTACCCCACATGCTCTTCAGCTTCGAATAGAACCGCCAGATATTGAATGAGATCTTGTATCGGCTTCCAGTTATCACCAGGCTCCTGGATCTCTTCCACTTCAACCCAATGATGATCAACCACTTTGTATTCATCATTTTGAGGTTTGGATCCATCGCCTTCATCTGGCTGGTAGACGGTCTCATTCCAGTCAAGAGAACGACCGGGATTAAGATCTTTAGGGGGAATCCAACCTTGATCTTTCGCCAGGGAGACAAGAGTTGCTATCGTTTTGGGATTAGAAGACCCATGAAACGTATCCCATTTTCTATCACATTCACCGTTAATGTATCTGTTTGGATCACGGCGGCTCCAGGCTTCCCATTCACTTGATGTTGATCCCTCCTGTTTTAACGCCATCCCAACCGCAAGCCAATCGTCGTATGAAAGCAGGGCTGGGTCAATATGCTGTATTATTTCTACAGGGCTAGTGTTGACCATTCATTATCCCCCTCATGTTGAGCCACTGTTTCAGGTTCGTATTGCGAAGGGATGACACCTTGCGGGACTCGCCAACGGCACGCCTGGATACGACTTATCATCTTGGAAGCCTCATATTTCGACCAGGTTCCAACATGAAGAAATCCGTAGCGCTCAAGTACCCGAATTTGTTTCGGCGTGGCAAGACCCTTACGGCGTCTATTATCGAGGTGTTCAATGATTCTATTAGCTTTTCCAGCGCTTTTAATTTCGTCGGGGAAAATTCCACTGTTTTCAAGACGCACTTTTTGTTCGTCATTAGGAGACTCCATTTCCCATCCGAAAGACGGCGTATAACCAGCAAGATCTTCTGCCTGAATACTCATCTCGAACTGGAGGGGATCAACCAGCTTGCGTTTTCGTTTCCGCATCGCTTCAAGATGTTTTGCTAGGGCTTCTTCTCGTTTTGAGATAGCATCTCCCTCAGCCTTCTCTTGAGCTTCCTCGAGGTCAAATTCGTCTCCAGCTTCCTCCTCCATATTTTTGGTCATCTGTCTAGCCACTTCGTCTGATTCACATAGAAGATGAGCAGGACGAGCCATCTCATGTCTTTCAGACAACCAAAGAAAATCCAGAAGAAGAAGATTAGCTTTCCCAGGATGGATCCGAGTTCCACGTCCAACCATCTGAGCATAGAAAGGTCTTATCTTTGTAGGACGAAGACACACGATACAATCTACCGGGGGACAATCCCATCCCTCGTTAAGCAACAATGAGTTGCATAGGACCTCATATACGCCTTCTGTAAAATCTCGAAGAATTTCAGATCGATCTATACTTTTGCCATTAATTTCTTTGGCTCTTACACCGCGTGACTGAAGGATATTCTGCATTTTTACGCTGGTAGCAATCAAGGGTAAGAACACAACAGTCTTGCGATCTTTGCAGTATTCCGTCATCTCGTCAGCGATCTGTTCCAGGTAGGGTTCTATGGCATGACCGAGGGCCTTGGTCTGGAAGTCACCTCCCTGGATCTTTATCCCGGTAAGATCGATCTCGAGAGGGATCGTAGCAGCTCGGATTGGGCAGAGATATTTTTCATGGATAGCTTTCGGCAGAGAATATTCATATGCTAAGTTTTCAAAATATTCGCCCAGTTCCCTTTTATCACCACGATCTGCGGTAGCAGTAACCCCCAGTACCTTGGCTTGATCAAAATGACCAAGAATCCGTTGATATGAATCTGCCAGAACATGATGAGCTTCATCGACAATAATAATGTCGTAGTAGTCCCGAGAAAACTTTTCTAAACGGTCAGGACGCATCAGCGACTGAACACTCCCGACTGTTATTCTGAACCATGAATCCTGAGCAGTAGAATCAGCCTTTTCTAACGCGCAACCAAGACCCGTGGCCTGAGCCATCTTATCAGCCGCCTGTTCAAGTAACTCACCACGATGAGCTAGTATCAGACAACGTTTGTTTTTAGCAACTTGGTCTTGTAGAAGCTTGCAAAAAACTATTGTTTTTCCCGTCCCTGTGGGCAAAACTAACAGTGTTTTATCATATGTTTCCCAAGACTTTTCGATCGCCTCCTTTGCCTCTATTTGGTACGGCCTGAGTTCCACGAAAACCTCCTTTAGAACGGTGCATCATCAGAAACAGGCATTGCAGGTTTGGCAGGCTGCGCTGATTGTGCTGGCTGGGCAACCTGGGCAGGTGTCCGAGTAGGTTGTTCTTCAGGATCAATAAACTTTTTTATGTCCTGATAATCTCTACCTTCGAATACTCGCTTGCCTAGCTTCGCAAATCCAGTTCGTCCTTCAGCAGCAGCCCAGTTTAATTCTAAATCGTCTCCATGTTTCCGAAGACCAACACCACGAAAAAACTGGGACAAAAGACCAATTATGGTTTCTTTTGTATGCAGGAACAGCTTATGTTTCACAATTGTTGTTCCCAGTTGAGGACCACCATTAAATTCAATGTTAGCCGTCATCATGTTACAAGGCGGAAGCTTATCGCTTCCAGTATGACGACCTCGTTCAAAATTCAAAACTGTAAACGGATAAATACCGTCTGGGAAAACAACAAAACCTCCTTCTGATGGAGCGGTGATTCTTTCATCCCAGCCAAGTTCTCTTCCTTCACCTGTCATGACGGATCCTCCTCAGTTAAATTGTTTATAGCGGTCTGCAACTTTTCCCAGGCACCCACCAGAACACCACCGATAAACTCAGAATCATAATTGGTGATGGGTGTGTCTAATGGATAATAACCTTTTTTGGCTACTGCACGGCGAATGTCCTTTTCAGTAACATCGTTGGCTTCCATTAATTGAACAAGTTCAGGGGGAAGAGATGGAGTTGTTGGTATTGAGATAGGCGCAGGAACTTCCTGCTGTATTGGTCCTAGTTCTGCTGCCAATTTTGGTACATCTTTACTGGGAGAGGGTTCAGGCGGTGTTACTGATGGAGCAGCAGGCCCTTTCTCGGGATAAAATATATTATACAGTTCAATAGGAAGGTGATGTGTGTTTTCCTTCGCAAGCGCAATTTCATCAGGCAGGTCATGCCTGTTCTTAGCATCCCAGCATGGGTGATGAGTTGTACGAATTACACGAGCGCCCCCAACTCCCTTTTTGACCTTTGTTTTTTCAGCCGCAACTACCAACGTTTTGTAACCGGCAAATAAGAGCATATCGCTCCACTCCTTCAGTTTTGCAGATGTTTTTTTCTGGAGCTTCATTTCCCATCTGTCAAAAGCGCCAACCTCTTCAGGCTGTTCGAATTTCCTCATGGCTGCATGAGCCAGAATAATGATATGAATGCCTAACCCCATACAGATCTCTGTCATGGAATCCAGCATTTTGGCCCATTTTTCTTCTAGCAGGTTATAAGATCGGCCATAGTCTTCAGCGCCACCTAAACTGCCGAGGTTGTTTTGATTACAAACCTCAATAATTGCAAGACGTTCGGCCCAGTCAGCAGTATCAACAACAAGTGTTTGGTATCCTTGGGGATCAAGCCGGAAATCAGTTATGATTTGCCGAACCATTTCAAACGAAGCTGGCTTTGGTGTCCGAGCAACATCCAGTTGATCAGTTCCCTGTTCTACATCAATAAAGATGGGATTTGGAAACAATGATGCCAGGGTAGATTTCCCGATACCTTCAGGACCATAAATAGTGACTCGTTGAGCACGATTCACGACCCCTTTTGTGATTTGTAACATCGTTTCCTCCTTTTTTAAATAAACGATTTTTCTTTAAGATGATTTAAATACGCAAGTAAATCGCGAGCTTCATGAACCTTAAGAAATACTGATTGTCCGTGCCGGTTAATTCTGAAAAATATAACGCCATTGTCGTGACATTCCCACGACCCGTGTACCATAGAAGTTTCCCCAGGGTGAAACTTTGGCACAGTTTTTAAAAACTGTGTTACCCCATCATCTTTTTGTTTGTTTTCTTTTATTCTTTCTTTAAGAGTTTCTTGCACATCAGCGATGTTTTTGTTTACAAATTCGATATTAGACATTTGCCTCCTCCTTTCAAAATTCACCACGAACAAACGTTTTCTTGTCTCCCTCGACAGAAAAACCGTCCTCAATAATGATGGAACATTCATCCCCCTGGCTTACCCGAGTTGCAATGGCCTGTAATCCTTTCTTTTCAAGCCATTGACCAAACTCATGAAGCGTTTGTAAATCATACGCTTCTGATTTATCAATCAGGACAAACCCACAGTTAGGATTTTCCTCGCCTACAATTGCCACAGCAACACGAAGCTGCTCAGATCCTCCCATACAATCCCAAGCCTTACCGTTATAGGTTAGCTCGCCATTTTCTATCGAGAGTTCAGGAAGAGGAAGTTTAGCTTCTTTGAGAAGCTCCATTTTATCTTCACGGATCTTGTCGATCTTTTGTGTCATCTCATCATATTTGTCTGTATGTTCTTGAGCTTCTTCGTTGGCGTTTTCCTTGTCCATGTTGGCCCGCACCTGAACGTTGATAGCGTCAATCTCGTTAAGTTTTGCTTCGATCTCGGCAGTTGATTCGTCCTCTAATTCTTGTGCTGTTTTTCGAGCTGTTTGCAATTCCTGAGTTACAATCAACAGGTTCCCTTGTGCAATAGCTAACTCTTTTGCTAATTTATTAACTTCAGAAGACAAGTTTTTAAATTGATCTTCTAGCTTGTCTGCATTATTCCGCAGTCGCTGATTCTCACCATTTCTGGCAAGAATCTCCTGTTGTTCATGAATCAACTCAGAAGCAGTTATAGGCGTATCAGGAGCATCAGGATAGGTGATTAGTTCGTCAGCATATTTCTTTTTCTGATCAGCAATACGACCAAAAACAAGACGCTCGTTATAGTATTTTTCTTCTTCGCTTTCTAATTTCTTCAGCTTATCCCCTAACTCTTTTCTGCTTTTAAGAAGTATTTCTGTTCGTTCTTTACCTCTGGCATTTAAAAAACTAGGGAGATCAAGAGCAAATTGAGGTATGAATTCTTTAAGCAATGCCTGTCCAGCGAGATTGCCTTCTGGGTCTATAACCTTGAGCGCAGCATTCTTGCCCTTGCGTTCTGCTATAAGCCCGTTAGAAAGTTTTACTTTAATTTGAGGATCTGCGAGAGAATCGTCTCTTTTCAAGTTTGTAGGTCTATACTTTTCTCCACCGAGAACAAAAGCGACTGAATCCAATGTGGTAGTTTTTCCCTGGAGGTTTCGACCTCCAATCACCGTAAGCGCTCGACCATCACATTCCATCTTGAATGCTTTGATACGCTTGACATTCTCGATCTCAAGCGTGTCGATATAGACGGGATCATTGTTATCAGGCATAATCTTCCTCCTTATATTTATCAGGCAGGTAGTTGAGTATGGCCTCCTCGATCAGATACCTTTTAGGAATTCGAGTAAGTGCCTTGATGCGATCTACCACTTCAGCCGCAGCTTCCGTTAATTCGGCAGAACGCGGGGGGATCGGCTCTGTATTTTTGCTCAATTGATTCCTCCTTTCTGCAATGAAGGGGCCGCCACAGACAAGAAAATAAAGACTATCCGAGCACAAAACTACTGTCAAGATAGTTTTCTGGTGTTTTTTGGAGTTTTAAGCAATGGCAGGTTAAGGGGTTATGCCATAGATCTTTTTAAGTTCTGAAAGCCGCCTGGTATAAGTCTCTTTTGGTTGCCAAAGAGAACGTGAACGGTCCAGGGTTCCGCCGTGTTTTTCCTTATACTCCTTGACCAGTAACTGGCGAGCATCTTCATAGGATGGCATTAAGAAAAGCAGTCGATCTTGACGTGCTTTAAGTGTATCAATGAATTCCTGTTGAGCATTTTTGTAATTACCTGGCCGACCCTTGTAGTACCTTTTGTCTGGGGGAGCTTTAGTAGCAGAAGAAGCGACTCCATAAAGATATGTTCTCGCATTCTTAGCAATGCTTGCAGGAGGATCCTTAACCAAGGACATGGGATCGTTAGCCACCTGCTTCATGGTTTCCCTAAAGCTCTTTGATTCTTTGCCAGCAGCTTCGGCTTCTTTAATGAGAGAACGCAGAGGAACATATGCAGCGTTATAAAATAAATTTAGCCTTTGATATTCAGCCTGTTCCTTCTGGGAAAGCTCGTCTCCAAGAGATTCGCGTCTCTGAAGGAAGTATCTTCTGGTTGTTGATTTCTGAGCATTCTTAGGAAGAGATAAACGTAACGCAGCAGATTCTTGATCAGAATTTTCAATAGTAGCCCATTGCTCGTTTGTTAAACCACTATCGCTGATCCTAAGCAATCTGTTCATACCAGTTACAGCACCAACTGTTTTCATGATAGCTTCAGTTCCACCAGCAGTCCCCTGCTCGAAAGATTCGCCTAGTAATGGAGACATTGTATAATGTAACAAGGAACCTGGTATTCCGAACTTGTTAAGAGACCAGGCTATCATTTTGCGATCAGCGTACCAAGGATTCGCCTTGCGTGCTCTCCATTCTTTTCCAGGAACAATATTCTGGTTATAATGAGGATCAACAGGATTAATCCCAGAGCCATATTGGATCCATTTATGTGCAATATCAAGAGGAGGTGACATGGAAGGAATAAGTTCTTCTTTGAAATCTGCAAAAAATCCGCCCACCAGGTCACGATATGTTTCTCCTTCTTTTAGTTCTTTTCCAGCAGCCAGGCCAAGCGCGTCTGTAGCGTACCACCAGACACGGGAAACAAACTTGCCCAGGTCATCTCGAGGTATAGTGCCGAAGATTGATTTGCCTTCATTATTAATGCCGAATGGAAATACATCATAATCAGTAAGAAAATATTTTGAAATACGCCTATAAGTCTTGTCAACTTTGGTTGCAACTTTACCAGCAAGAGTATCGTCGTCTTCGTCGTCTACACCAAACATAGCTCTAATAGCAACGCCAAGAGCTCCATATGCTCCCAACTTGGCAATACTGGTTGGCAGAATGATGTTTACTAGCTGTCTCCACCACCAGCCTGAAGCCGTTTCTGGGCTTGTAGCGAGACCAATGTCGGCTGACATGCCATTCCACCGTACCCTCGAATACATAAGTACCGGATTGGTTATCACTGTAGCCAAGCCACGCTGTTTGTAATCAGGAGTTCCTACATATTTTCTGACCCGATAAGCAACCTCCTGAGCAGGAAGCCCCTTTTTCTTGAGCAGTTTATAGCCAGCAATTTTTGTTGCGGTTTCTTGTACCTGCCCAGTAGCCTCAAGCAATGCCAGGAACCTACCTATGACAGGAATCCTTTGAAGCTTAGGTTTTTCGTCCGGTCGCAAACCATGCGTTTTAAAAAGCCGATCTGTATCTTCTCCTATCCCCTCGGCAGCAACATGAGTATAGGGAATGTCCAAGGCATGACTATCATACATCTCTTGAATAATGGCATCGTCTATACCCTTTGCCCTACGTATTGCTGTAGGAATTGTTTTTGTCCACTCAATCATCAACTCTTTCAGGCTGATCTTGCTTGTGGCACCAAGATTCACCCAGGTACGTCTCAGGTCTCGGAAAGGATTTGCCATCAAAAAACCAGGGTTGTAGGTCACGAATAAAGGATGAAAAATCTTATATGCAAAATTGTTAAGCGCAGCTACCTTTGCCAGACCACCGACATCATGTATGAGAAATGATTTAGAAATCTCCTTTGAAACTTCATAATATGTAATTTTCCCATCTACCAGTTCCATGATATGACCGTTGCCCTTTTTAGGAGGCTTCTTTGGCTTTCGGTCTTTTGTTAGATCTACCTTTTCAATTTCAGAAGAAAACTCCTTTTCCAAAAACACCCTTGATTTGTTCTTGGCCCTATTTAACTGTATCAATCTATTAAGACGCACCACTTTAAGGACTGTTGCTTCAAAGGGGTTTTGAACGTCAGAAAAGGTGCCTATCTGTTTCATAACGCCTGTAGCAATAACATCAGGATCATCAATGTAGTGTGTTACCCGAAAAGCCGCATAATTGTCTTTGTTTGGCTCAATATGTTCATCAAATATCTTTTTGTTATAAACCCCTTCGGCAACAGCTTTCTCTGTTACTTCGAATACAAGGTTATGAAATTTTTGAGCATAGTCCTCGAGCTTCTTATAACGATTATATCCAATTCGTCTTTTTATTTCATCAAGCTGCGACGTTGATGGTGTTGCCGTAAAGGCTCCTGGATTTGCAATATCAAATCTTTCGTTAGCAACCCGCCAGTGAAAAAGAAATTCACCTAGGGTAAAATGAGCTTCATTTCTTGCTTGTTCGGCTGTGATACCTGGCCCAGACATCATCTCAATCGCTGGTTGATATACCTGTTCATCTATATTCCTTAAAAAATTATGATTAGGGGAATCAATAGTATATAGCTCGTCAAGGGCATACCTGGCAGCCTCTGCATCATTTTCAAATTCACCCTTGATAGGCTTTCTACCAATCTTTTTGAAAATAGGATGTGGAGAGGTAAGGATATACTGTCCTATAAAATCAGTAAGACCGGACCAGGCTGATTGTTTCCTCTGTTCAGCCGCCATTCTAAGGTGGCGAATATGATCCTCAGTATTAGCAAACATATCGCGTAGAGTATTAGTCCTGGATATTGCCAGATCCTCACCAATACCATTCAACATAAGCTGGAGTTCGGAGTATGCCTGTAAAGCTTCAGGTTTTTTGTTTAGGTTGTTAAGAAGTAGATTATAAAAGGTAGGGGCTCTCTGTTCCAGATCCCCAGGCGAGTTCAGCCACACAGATAAGGCTTCAGCATAAAGTTCCCGCGAGGATTCACGATATTTTACGTAGGATTCCCGTCCACCAGCATAATCACCGCTCCACCATTTAGTGAGATCCAATAACTCGTCTCTCAACACCTTGATGGAAACCAACTCGCGGGCCTTGTATATTTTTTCTCTTTCTTTCTGTAGTTCTTCTTTAGTGGCTTCTTTGCCAAGCCGTTCTCTGGCCAGTTTTGAAATACGCGCCATTTCTTGCTTGCCGATTTCCGGCATTACAGTCTTTAAGAAACCTCTTAGTGAGTGTAACCGTCCATGAAGGTTACCCCGTCTCAAGGTATTATCAGGCACAAAATCAATAAGGTGTCCGATTTCATGAGCCAGTGTCTGAGCAAGAGCCTCTTCAGTTTTTGCGGTCCCTGGATCAATCAGAATAGCAAGAGGACCAATACCCTCCATACCCTTGAACATACCCGCAGACTTAGGAAGCCTTTTTATTCTGGGAGATACACCAAGAAGCTGCTTTGCAAGCTGGTAAAGCTCGGGGGTCTCGACCGGCCTCAACATATGCTCTACGGCACCGACAGGCTTGCCTGGCTTGGGTTCTATGGTAGGACGCTCTGTTGGCTTAGATGCAGCTCCCGTTGGTGCAGTCGGCCTTACTGGCGCCTCCTCTTCGGGCATATCTATAGCCGCTAAAAATGATTTATCGCCAGCTTCGTTTTGAAAAACAAGTGTTTGTATATCCCCGACCTCGCCAGTATATATCTTTACTGTTTTCCCTGTTTTAGCTTGATGAGATAAAATATCATTCAGGAAAAGGGCACTATAATAACCAATCAGCTCTGAGCCTTCTTGCACGTTGGCTTCACTAAAATTGCCCGCATCACTATGAGCAGTAAAGCCTAGTGTCTTGTCTGGGTTCAACGATACAGCTACCGTGCGTGCTGCTGCGCTTCCCCTGGTACGATCTTTCTTTTTTTCACCCGTGAGTTCTGGAAATATAGATGCCGAAATCCTCACATTTTTAACTAAATTACTTGCCGATTCTTCTCCTATATAATTTGGAAGCTTTGATATAATTTTTTTGTAATCTATATATTCCAGTTCCACTGGCTTTGAGTTTTCATCGTAAACGCCATCTTTTAAATTGGTTTTGAGGTTTTCTATATTAAAGATATGCAAATAGCTGCCATTTGTTGCTACTATGTTATTGCCATCTTTCAGGAAAACTGTACTTATATCTATGTTGTCCTGCATAAAAACAACTTTTAAAATTGATTTTATGCGACCCGCTACGCCTTTGGGCTTTGAAAGGCTTATTCTCGGAACGGCAGATCGGGGATAAGTTGCTGTTATTTTTTTTCGTATTGTTTTGTCGGGAATTTTCGCCATCTCCGCAGCACGCCTTGCCATTTCAGCTTCTTGCCCCGGCACCACCCAAAGTGTAACATTTTTAAGATTCCTATAAGACGATGTATCGAATGGCACTAAACCAGATTTAACTACTTCTTCGGAAATAGGCTCAACTGCTTCCCCTTCTTTCTTAGGCTCAGGCTTCGGTACACTTGGTTCAGGAGGACTGGGCGCTTTAACTTTTTCTTTTGGCTTTTCAACTTTTACTCCCTTTTCGGAAGGTTCTTTTCCTTGATCAACTTGATGTTTGGTTATTAACTTTGAATAGCTTGCGAGAATAGTGTCGTCTGCTAGGGCGATAATAGCTTCAAACGCTTTTTGCCTGGTACTAAAAGAATCCGTAGTGCCAGGGACTTCCGGATTTTTGCGCCAAAATCTCCACTGGCCCATTGAAAGTTTATCAATCTTATAATTGTCTTCTACATAACGTTTCTGAGATGTTTTTCCTAAATATCGTTTGAACAAGTCAGGAAGTTCCCTTTTGACTTGTTGCGCCTGCTCGACGCGATCAGGATCCCACTTCCCCTTATCAGTAACCTCTTCTGTCTCAACAGGTACTCTGGGTGAAGGTTTTGCTGGCTCTCGCCTTTCAGGTTTGAGACCTTTAATCTTTTCTGGTTCAGCAGGAGTCCTGGGAGGTGGAGGTTCCCGTCTTACTTCGGGTTTAGGAGTTGGTTCTGGTAATAACTCACCAGGAAGAAGAGCCCCAGGCAGAGTTTCTTCAGGAAGGATTTCTGGAGGAAGAACTTCACCTGGTAAAGCTTCTCCGGGAAGGACTTCTTGTGGAATAATTTCACCAGGCAAGAGTTCTTCTGGAAAAGTTACTTCGGTTTCTGGTGGAGCTACTACGGGTTCAGAAGGCACTCCAGGTTTTGCTTCTGTTTCTGATAATACTTTTAGTAAGCCACGAATTTCACCAGCCACCTGTTTCCTGATAGGACCACCACGTTTAGGAAAACCAGCTTTAGTCCATTGAGTTCGAGACGGCGATGTATGTTCTGCCAATTCACGCGCAGCTTCTAAATTTTCAGGAGATTCAACTATCCATTCTGCAAGTCCTATTTTCGTTAAAGCTCTTTCTTCAAGAAGCTCTTTCCCAAGGGCTTCATTAAAATTCTTGCCTCTAGCAGCTTTATCCATTGCTCGCAATGAAGCTTCTTCGCCTAACCCATGTTGTCTGCCCAAGCTTTTTGCATATTTCTCGCGGTTTTTTATAGCTTCCTGATTCGCCACACTAGACACAGAACTGATTGCACCTGTTGCTAATGTAGTCTGAGTAAGAGTATCAATGAATATCCTGCCTGCCTGTTCCAAAGACCATTCAGTTGGATCTATCCCATAGAACTTATCGCTCAAAGCTTGAGAATATTCAGTAAGCATCTCTTCGGGAATTTCCCAGCCGGTAGCTCGAGCACCTTGTTTTAACGCCCCTTTCCATCCAGCTCGAGTGATTCCCCTTCTAAAAATCGATTCAAGACCACCCTTGCCAGCCACCTGAAACACAGAAGCAAATAACGCCTCGAGACCAGCCTGAATTCCTACATACTCATGAAGCTGACCGCCTATAAGCCCTGCATCTCTCGCCTCTGTGATTGCTCGATTACCAACAGCAAGAGATGGAAGACCAATTGCACCATATGGACCTGCAACCAACCCTCCAGGAACTGCCAAAGCAACAGAACGAACAGCACCACGAACACCGCGTTGCAAGAAATCTGGAACCTTATCAGCGGTATCTGCTAAAGCATAAGCTTCTTCCCGTTCTTGTGCTTCTCGCACCATTGTATCGGCTGATTTAGTGCCAGGTCCACCAGCAACCCGTTGCAAGAGCGCACCAAGTTCTTCAACGCCTTGTTTCAAGCCTGCTGGCACATCCCTAAGGATAGGAACACCTTCTTGAATTTGACGAGCTTTAAGACCAACTCGTTTTAACCTTGTTTTTTCTTCCTTGTGTTCTTTCTGAACACTAGGGAGCAAGGAATTAAATTTATCTATAAAACTCTGTTTCTCTTCTCTGGTCCAAGGCTTACCAAGAACTACCACGGCAGGATCCGTCATCCCTAGCCTAACAGCCTCTTTTACATAAGATTCTGAAGGATCTCTATAAGAACGTACCATGTTATTGCCTTATTAGAGCGGCATTTCTCATGATTTCATCAGCATCAAGATCTGCTATAAGAGTGTCACGCTTCTCCATCAATTTTCCTAATTTGTCTTCATATTTTTTGATGGTTTCTAATATTTTCTTTTCCTCTGTGTTCCAGCGATTGATCTTGCTGCCTCTTTTATCAACACCCATCCCACCGCCAACATTACTACCAGGCTTCGCTTCTGCTGGCCTTTTCTTCCGGTGTTCTTCTAACCGAATCTGCTCTGCTCTTAAATTAGCTTCAGTAACCGGAATGTTATCAGATTTGTCTGGATCAGTACGAGTAGTAGCAAACCCATAAGTTCTTATCTCCTGTCCTAATTCTGGCGGAGCAACAGTAAGTTTCTCTAATTCAACCTGAGTGCCTTGTGTTTTTTTATCAACCTCAGTCTTAGGAGCTTCTAATTGTGGAGCTTCTTCTTGAACTTCAAGCTGACCAGCAGCAGCAGGGGCGGGCTGTCGCCTGCCTATTTTGCGTATTTCCTCAAGAATTTTATTAGCCTTTTTAGAATCTACTATGCCAGTGTCTTTATTCATTGCCAAATTTATTGCCGTTTTTATCAGTTCTGACTCTTTTAACCCACCACCAAATTCTTGTATTTTGCCAGTATTCCGATCAATATAATAATGACTACCTGTACCTTCATGATACTGAATCATCTCATTAATATCGGTTGGTATCTCTTTTCGTTTCGGTAATGGCCGGATCCCTGCCTGGCGTTCCTCGATTCGTCTACGAGCTTCCCATCGATCTTTAGGAGTAAGAGTCTCATCCTGTTCAATCATATACATAGCCTGGCGCAACTTGGCTTCATCGGCTCGCTGCTGAGATGTAAGCCTATAATCATACTCGAATGCCTGTCTCTCCATGGCTTGCAGATGCCCGGTTTCTGTCATCTCACGCTGAAATTCTTCTTTACGCCTTTGAGCTTCCTGTTGCTGGCTTGCTTGAAGAAATCCCTCTAAGGCTCTACGCGCAGCCTGTCCTTCGGCACCACCGTATCTGGCGTATATGGTCGAGCCTGGTCGCGCTCCATGTTTTACTTCAATCGCCATTTTAAGCGTCTCCTATGCATTCGGGTCGTAACCATCGCCCGCGTGATACTTGTCTGAATACACAAATATTCCATCAATATATTTACCATGTCCCGATTCACCACTTGGCGGCTCGGGAATGTCAGACGACCAGACTTTTACCTGTTCTATATAATTTTCACCATCACCATCTATATATTTAGGCAGGCAAGAAAAACCACCACGAAAACCAAACATACCAGCATCAATACTATATAAGGCTTCACCAGAAAATATTAACTGACCATTTACTCGCATAGAAACATAACCAGAGCGTATTTCAAAATAATATGTATTAAGCCCAAATTGTAAACCATATGGACCACCGTCTGAATATACCCATTCAGTTCTTTCAACAACACACATGCTACCAATCGAATGGGTACCTCCACTACAGGTATCTCCAGAATCATCTGGTGCATATACTTGGTTAAATTCAGTATAATCAAAATCTTCCAATACGGTTCTTACAGAACCATAATTGTTGGCGATAATTTTTATTTTAGCAAATTGAGCAGCATCCTGTGAATGTGGGGGAAGTGTTTCTTTACAAGTATAAATTCCACCGTGTGTACAATTCCCAGAATAAACTCCATTCATCTCTGCGGTATCGCCTGGATGTGTCATTTCATTAGACCGAGCTAAAATGATAGAAATTCTAGTGCCGCTATCTTGAAACTCTGGAGAGACCTGAGTTACTAGTTCAAAAAAATTACTATATAAAAGATTTTCGTTAGATTCTGCATTTGTGCTAGCGTTAAAAAGAAATTTGTCCCATATAGACAGGTTGCCAACAATTCTTATGTTATGATCTCCGCTAGACAAAACAGCATTATAAAGAACGTCTGCAAGAATCGTTTGTGGGTCTGGAGTATAACGAGTCATTTGAATATATCTATTCTCCGCATCAGGATCTATATATGTAGTAGTAATCCAAGACGGATTTCTACTTGCATATGCCCTAGAATGTAGACTCCCTCCAAATAAGCTGTAACCAGCCGACCCTGTGCCTGCTTCAAATGCATGTTGATCTCGAATAGCCCATTTTGATGGATTCAACCAAAGTGATCCAAGAGTATCAGAATCATCACGATCAAAATTATCGACAAGAAAGTCTACGGTTGGCGGTCCCGTTTCTCCGCCAGGCAAAATCCACCATTTATTATCAACCTTGAAGGCGAACGTTAAGGTTTCTTCAGGAACATCATCTATTGCGGGCGTACCAAACACAAAACGATGAGCCTTGATTTCCTCACCGGATTTATCATTCCTTATATCTACTACAGCACATACATAAATGTTATTGCTTCCGTCAACTTTCCTTAATACAAGCACTTTTAAAATATCTGGATCTTCGGCTAGTGGAAGATATTTACCAGTTCTAGGATCAAAGGGGGTTTGTGGCACCCCGAACGGGCGTGATTTTGTAAACTTCGGTATTTTCGAATGGGTCATGGTGTTACACTAGTTACCGCAGTTCCGGCACCCAGTTCTGCCGCTGCGTTTCCAATAGCAGTAAGATCAGGATAGGAATCCGTACGGCGTTCCATAAAATTACAAAGTGTTGTAATAATCTTTTCGCGCATATCTTCTCTGGACATAGCATGCTTCTGTACCGTAGTAAATAGACGATCTCTAGCTGCAAGAATTCCAGTACGCATCTGTACCTTTGCAGCATACAGGCGCTCTTCAAGTCCTATTTGCTGAACAATCAGCTTGTCATTATGATCGTTTAAAGCCACCGCTCGTTCACGTTCGACGCCTGCCGAAACAGAAGCCCAAATTGTTGTATTATTCATACCACGATCAATGAGATCATTCTGCGCTTTTGAAGATTCAGTGTTGAATTGTGTATTGATTCTTGTTACCTGGCTGGTTCCCCAAGCATCAAGATCTCCATCCAATTCGGTATCGTGCGAAGTCCAGTCTGCTGTTATTGCGGTTAGCAGGGTCTCAATCAGAGCTTCATACGTTGTGTCTTGGTTATCTAATAAAACAAGCTCATCCTGCATCTTATCAGCAACAACATTATATAATGTCACAATCTCGTCATATCTAGAATCGTTTAGGGTTCGGCCTTCGTTATAGGCGTTAGTATAATCTGTGGTCATCGCGGCTAATACTTTTTCGCCACTAATAACACGACGAGTTAACCACCATGTAAAATATTGATCATCGTCACCTACATTATGAATACGTATTTGCCAGACTATCCAGCCCTGAGCCAATAACCATACAAGCTGGTTGTCTCTCTGCGTTTCTGTATGAATAACTATATAAACATTCTCATACCATTGAGTAGCATCACGTGGTGTTATATCAACAGGGTCAGTGTCTGTGATGTAGTCAAGAGGTATAATTTTATCCATTTTTTATGTTTCCTATTTTATGCCCAGCCAGCATCAGCCTGGTCCATTTGGTACTGAATCAAAACGCCGAAAACACGCGCATCAACATCCATAGCAGTTCCGCCACCATCATAATCATAATCCCGAGATAGCTTAAAATGGATCATGTCGTTGAGAGCTGGAGTGCCACTAGCAGTCAAAGCCGTACTTGAATCTGTGATATGAAGATCGTCATCTGAAATAAGCTGATCTGTAACGGTAGCTTCTGAACCAACGGCAGCATCAAGTGCATCATCATCACCGCGCGCCCCTGCTTTCATATAAAATTCTACGTATTCGGCAGGGTTAGCGTCGGCATGTCCGTTCGTCCAATAAATCTTAAATTGCAATGTCCCAAGATCCCACGAACCCGGCATTACCAAATCAAACTCAGCGCTTTCATCTGCTGCTGCACCAGCAAACAACATGACATAATGATTCATGTCATTTGTAGCATACTCATGAGTTTCGGTATCACAACCAGCCGTTGTGCTTGGAGTCATGTCCTTTGCAGGTACCCAGATCAAGCCGTATCTGTTAGTAGTTTCAAGATATGTCTTGATTCGGCTAATTTCACTTTTACGATTTGTTCCATCTGCACCATTATCTACAAGAATTAAATCCCCATCATCCAAGGCTTCGTCAATATCAGATCCACCATCAAGATCTATGTCGGTTATATCCCCATCCCAGCCACCGCCAGAATCGACATAGGCTTTTACAGATTGCTGAGTAGGGACTTTAGTGTCAGAATCAGAAACTAAGGTATCTTCGTCAATTACCCAGCCAGTATCCATAGTAGCAATAGAATTTACATCTGTAATAGTCAGTAACTTAGTAAGAATCCATGTCCATATGCGAGAAAACGCACTTTTGTGTTGATTTGTATCAGAAACGTCGTATACCAAAATATGATCACCATCTGCCAAGGCATCCCCAATATCATCCTCATCATCAATGATCTCATCCATCTGATCACGAATGGCCTTGGTAGAAGCAAGCGACGTATCAACGCCAGCATCAAAATTGCCAGTTGTAAGAGTAAGGCCATCTTTTAAATCATCGTTTGTCGCTGTCCATTGTGGGATGTTGTCTTCTGTAGTGCTACCAGGGCCTGTGACAGAATTGCCCAGATAGTTCTTAATTTGTAAAAGAGTTAGTTCTTTTGCAACACCGCCTTTTATACTGTATAAAATATCAGCATCAGCTCCCCCAGCAGAAGCGTCCAGTCCAGTTACATGAGCAACTAGTCCAGAATAAACTTCGTCTATAACATCCTGCAAAGTTATGTATTTTCCCGTCGAACCTTGAGTCACAAGCATATAATCAGTCGTAGCAATGGCACCAGAACCATCAGCAAGATCGGAAATATCAAGGATGTCGCCTTCTATTGCACCACGAACGTATTCAGCAAGAACTGATAGAAGAACTGTCTTCTCAACGCCGCCATCATCTTTTAAGGCCATTTCATCAGCATCAACAGGCGAAGCTTCTTTTGCCTTCCCCCAGACTGTATCAATGGCGTGCTGTGCTACCAAATCAATATCAACGACATGCAAACCAGTATCGGTATTATCAAGAATATAAATTTTGTCATTACCATCAACTACAGCAGGATCTGTTACTGCTTTAATCTGATCAATGACGTAATCCTTGATATTTGCACCAGTGACGCTTTTTGCAACTAAGCTATCCGACACAGCAAAAAGTTCAGTGCCATCAGCGGAACCTTTCGCAGCGACATCAGATATTTTAACTCCCATCGTCTACTCCTATCAGTTTCTTATTTTGCCAAGCCGCATTGTAGTTGCAACTACCGACTCATATGCCCATTGTCCCGTTGACGAAAGCAATATCGCGCACCATGGGCCACGGACCCTTGGCCTTCTATTAGTATTTGTTCCACCAGTCCAAGAACCAACCGCTTTCACCGCAGCAAGCAGGGTACCTGCCACAATAGCATCCATCGCGGCCACAGCCTCGTCTGCCACATCTTCTGCATTTTTACCTGCAAAAACACGCCAGGTCGCTGTACCTGAAAGAGATCCCTGAAGCTCAGTAAGCATAGCATCTACTGTATCGTTGCCTGCCATACGGAATGGTCCAAGAATAACATGGTTTTCAATGTCCGAACCATCGTCATCTGTAACATCATTATCATAATTTCTCAGATAACCATCATCACACCCAAGAATTACCAGGGGGAGCGCATCTTCCGTATAGTGAGTGGCGATAGCATCAGGCTGATGCGTAGTTTGAAGCAATATCGGCCAGATTGCCTTACTCTCCACATCAAGCCACCAGTGCGTACCGTCACCAGCCGCTGGTTTTAGATATAGATGAAAACCCCTATATATGGCATCATAAGCCATTGAGATCGTAATTGTGTCTGGATCTATCTCACGGAGTTGTTCTGGAACCCGTTCTTCACTGAACCGTGTTGGATATGACGAACTCCCGATTGGCCATAGATATACCCCATCTTTACTTAGAAAGGCCAGAAGCCCCTCTGGAGACTTTGCCCAGGCGTTTCGAGCCATAATACCTATTGTATCACTTATGCTTGTTAGAGCCCCGGTAGAGGGATCTCCTTGCATGACATGAAGGCTTGAGGTGGTTCCAATAACCAGAAATCGATCAAGATGCGGAATTATACCTTTTATGACCCCAGATAACCCACCTGCCACGGCAGCCTGACCAGCAATAGCTCGAGCCTGATCAGTCATCTCGTCCGCCAGGCTCCAGTCTGTGGGATCTCCCATACGAGAGGCGTACCAAATATGATCTTCACCACCCAGGATGATACGGTCCCGATATGCGGCCACAATGGGCTGGTCAGTGGGTATGGTGCCAGCAGAAGCTACAATGGTCTCAACAATTCCCGTTAATGGATCATACCTCTTTAATACCGAATCGGCGATATACAACTTGTTCCCATACATCGCCATACTGAATCCTGATGCTTCCGTACCAGGAACACTCGAAGATACCGTAGAATCAAAATCAATGGTCTGCCCATCTTCCCAGAAGATTTCAACGCCATCTTCCCAAAGAAGAACAGAAGTCACGGTAGAAACAGTTCCATCATTCTCAACGATAGAAAGTGTACCATCATCAATAACATATATATGGTTCTGATGTGCTCCTGCAGCATCTATAAACCGAGCTGAATATATCCCTGTAATCGTTCCAGAAAACTGGTTAGCATTAAATTTTTCAAGACCAGGCCGTGTTCCTCCACGTTCCCGGTTTTCTACTTGTCCTTCGCCCCAGATATTATAGGACCAGGGCGTAGTAAAAGGGCGTTGTGTATCCCGGTAACTTAACCGCCGAGATACACCGCCCTTCGGAAATTTTAACGATAGAGCCCGTTTTGCCATGAGCCAGGCTCCTTATTAAGCACCCCATAACTCAATTACAAATCTACCCGCCGTATAATCTGCATCAGTCGCGCCAACAGCAACAAGATATAGGTACTCGTTTGCAGCAGGCCACGCAATCAAATAGTCATCTTCCTCGGCAGCCCAAGCGCCATGATTCCATAGTTGTGTCTCTGTTAGACCAGCAATGGCATCATCCTCCACTCCCGTACCTTCGGTAGCAGAATAAAGATCAATGTCTGTATCGCCTCCTGCCGGTGTCTCATGACAATGTACCCTACCAGCAATAATAGTTCCGTTCACCGCAGCCGTAATTTGACCGATGTAGCAGGGATTTGCTGTACCATCTACGCCAATAATATCACCAGCGCCGGTACTATGCAGATCAGTAAGGTCTATTAAAATAGTGGTTTTATAAAGTGTGCCAGCTTTCTCTACTGAAATGACGCAAATGGTGCTTCCTCCACCGCTGATGCCCGTCCCAGGGGTGACAGGAACGAGAATAGCGCCTGCGGAAAGAATAGTACCATCAAGCTGATTCAACTCAGCCGCAGATGCTGTAACCTCAACAGTGGATCCAGTTGCACCAAGATTCAGCGAAGCTGTATGTACCACATCCTGATGTTTCTCGGCATCTACAATAACAGCTTGTCCGCTGCCTACTGTGCCAGCAGTAACACTGAGAACAGTCAACGCAGAGAACAAGCTAAAATGACATGAAGTTGAACTTCCTTCATTGATATAGATCCCAGAACTTGTTACGCCATCAGTATGATCGAAAAGACATCCCATGGCATACCCGGCGGTATCATCTGTTGGTACGGTTGTACCGGCCACATGAAGAAGTCCATCCGGGAATCCGTCTGGCGGAAAAATTCTCAGAAGATCTGCAATTTGATATAATTGGCTCAATTATGTACCCCATAGTTCGATCAAAAAGATCCCCGCCGTATAATCTGCATCAGTCGTATCGCCTGCAACCAGGTACAAATACTCATCGGCTGCTGGCAGGGCATCCAACATATCTACGTCCTCAGCAGTCCAATCACCGTGATTGATGAGCTTCGTTTCATCTAAACCAGAAATAGCGTCATCTTCCACTCCTGTCCCCTCAACAGCCGAATAGAGATCAATATCAGGATCTCCAGACGCTGGAGTTTCGAAGCAGGTAATTTTCCCAGCAATGATAGTACCATTTACCGCAGCCGTAATCTGGCCAATATGACAAGCAAGGGCCGTACCATCAAGGCCAATTATGTCGTCCCCGGCGGTACTACGAAGACCTGTTATATCAAGCAGAAAAGTTGTCTTATATGTAGGGCCAGTTCTCTCCACACCAACGTTGCAGACGGTAGCTGGGCCTCCTCCAGTGATACCAGTACCAATCGTTACACTAGTAATAGGCGATACTGGTTTAAAGGCACAGGAGGTTGCAGATCCCTCGTTCACATAAAACGCAGTACCACCACCACCATCAATATGCTGAAAAATACATCCAACGGCATATCCAGCTACTGCATCTGACGGGACAGTAATGCCACTTACTTGAGCAAGACCTCTTAACGATGCAGTTGGAGGACCATCCTCTATAAGATCTAAGATTTGTTCTAACGCCATCGATTTTCTCCTGCTTTATGCAGCCGCAACGGTAATAAGGTTAAAATCACAGGCAGTTACAGTGCCTTCGTTCACATAAAGGGCAGAACCATCTGTACCATCAGTATGTATAAAAATACATCCTGGTTGATACCCTGCATCTCCATCCGTTGGCAGGGTAGGGCCGCTTGCAATCAAAAAGCCCGTTACTTCACCTGTCGGGGGACGGATCTTTAAAAGATCACAAATTCTTTCAAGCATCGCTATTTCTCCTATATTAGATAACTACCATGTATTTCCGTCATATGTCACTTCTCCCTGCCGAATATCACGTGCATAAGGGAGAGTACTTGAATCAGGACCAGCCATAGGACCAAAATATTGAGCTCCGCTTTTTCGATCCTGAGCAATTGCAGCAGCCAATTGTCTCATAAAAGCTTCCCAGTGTACGCCGCGTTCATCGTTTGCTCTTTGTTCAGCAACAGAAAGACAACTTACTGTCACCAGGTCACTATGCTTCATACCACCAAGAGGGTATAGATAAGTATCATCCAAGGCTCCTTGATACGCTTCATACTGATAAGTGATGGTATATACAGCATCAGGAATCGGCCACCATTCTATCTCTTTACGCTGTCCTTCAGAACCGTCACTTGTCTTATCACGTACTGTAGCAAATAAGGGAGTTCCTGTTTCATCTGATTCAGAATTCAACCGTCGCATTTGCGGACGACTTACAAGTGTGATCGGAGAAGAATACACGTCAGGCTCATGATGCATTGGTCCCAATATACGTCCAACTGGATCCGGCAGCGTATTGGTTCCAACATCTGCGGTCGTATCAATAGTTGTCTTTGGCGTAAGAAAAGACCAGGTATATCCAGCTTCAACATCCTCAACTGCTGGAGGATAATAAAACTGCCTCACGCCAGCCTGTACGTAGCCTTCGATCTCGGCATCCTGATCAGCAGTCCAATCGTCTGAACCACCAAAACCAAGATAAAAACCTATAGCGGCCTTCAATTTATCAAAAGTTATAGATAGTGTTGATTCGGCCATTTTAGTATTCCTTGTCTACAATTCCCGCAAGAAAAAGCACCATCACGATGCCTTCAGGAGACAACGGACCAGGATGCAGTTTATCTTTTCGACGTTTGAACGCCTGGTAAGTTGCTATCAAAGAATCTGGCAGCCTGCCTTTGTATCCAAGCGCCTCAAATTTTTCTATCGCCATGTCTTCAATACGATCTTCATGGATAGGTAAAGGTTTTTGAACAGGTTCTTTTTCTTTTTTAGCCGCCATAAAGACAACTCCTTTTTAAGATCAGGGCAAGAGCCCTTTCGGGCTCCTATCCCTAATTTTTGTTTATGCTTGGGTGGCACCGCCCGTCAAGCCAATTACCGACCAAAGCCCATACCACTGAATGAAAATTGCGTCTCCCGCAACATCAATGCCTGTAGTATCAGCCCAGGCGCTTCCGTCCAACTGTAATCCATCGGTAGCAGGATCAATTGTTACATCAGCGTCAGTCAATGCACCTAGCAACCAGAAACCCTTTTTCTCACCCCATCTCGTACCATCAGCCGGAATAATATCGATAGCACCAGTAAGGGTGATTCCCCCTGGAATGTAAGTGATTCCACCAGTCATATGAGCTTGGTCAGCGTTCCCTCCATCGATGATATTAATGTACTCAGCTCCACCAGACTCTTCACCTGTCATCAGGTCAGCCTGACATGTAGGACTAGTGGCATAGATGTAGCCTATACAATCCATAGCACCTGCTGCTGTTGCAGCATGAGCCGTAGAAGTTAGAACCAAAGTTGTAGCATCTGTTATTGATGCAATAGTATAAGTGCCACCAACAATATATATTGCAGCATCCTCAGCCACGCCAGCAAGCAGAACCACTTTATATCCAGCCAGAACACCTGTAGTGCTTGCTACAGTTAGCGTTATACCATCAGCCGCGAGTGACCATGCTGTACCAATCAAATCAGTTTCGAGTATGCCTGCCGCCACTGTTTGCCGTGGTATAGCCGATCCACGACCAGGGAAGCCCTGGCTAACAAAACGACCGGCACCCGATCCACCACCAACCTGAAAGGTCAACATGCCGGTGTTAATGACGGTATTTGACCCGAGAGCAATGTTGATTCCTTTACTGCCGGGAACATTAATTTCGATGAGCTGCCCAGTAGACCGAGCTTTGTAGTCTCGAGCAGCAACACCGGCAAAATCCGTGTTATTGCTCGTACTAGGACGCTCTACACGATTCGCCCTTGCAGGGGTACGAGTAGCTGCCGTCCCGTAGTCAGTATTGTAGCACACGCCTTCACCTTCAAAGAGAGCATCGGTACCCTCATACCAAACCCATTCTACAATGGGATTGGGAGAAGCTTGCGGTGCATTCACGCTATGATCAGTCATAATTTAGTATCCTTTCTTTGACACAAATGAATGTGCCAATTTACGTTCCTAACCAGTAAAAATCTCCCACATAAAGATTGCACAAACACCTGCCGCCTGCCGTAGCTTGTGTTTGTATAGCAGCAGCTCCTGCCCGCCCAAACCCTGGACCTTCTTTCCAAGTGCCATCATTAGGATTCGGATTCAAAAAAGAAGCATTAATTACTGTTACGGCATCGGATTTAAGCTGAACAATTACACCGCGAGAACCAGGAGCAGCAATTTCAATAAATTGTCCCCCAGATCTTGCGTTGTGATCTCTAAGCGATACTCCAGCAAAAAAAAGATTTACAAATGTAGCGCCAGGTTTTTCAACTCGATTTACACGCTGAGGATCAGCCTCAGATGCAGTACCATAATCAATGTCATAAAACAGTGCAATCCCCCGAAGGAGAGCATCGCTGCCCCCATACCATACCCATTCCTTTATTATCTTGCCTTCTGATAACGGGCTATTCAAACTCTCCATGTTTTTTTGCCCTTTCTTGGTTTACACGGTCGAATCATAAAACACACTCTGCCGACGTCTATCGGTACAAACCGCGTTTAAGGTTGCATCAAGATCAACACGGCGAACGAGGTGCTTGCCTGGAACCATATAAGGTGCGCCCATGTTATTTTCCCAGCCAGCCATAACTCCAACAGCAAGCCACTTCCAATCCAGCATGTAGATCGGGTTTGATGTATCGCTGGTATCAAGATACGGCGCGTAGGTCAAAGGTGTTCCCTTGAACACGGACTTCCCATCCTTGCTGGCAACATCGTTCCCAAGATTCATGTTCTGATCTTCAAGAATTTCCTCAATAAGTCCAATCACCGTATTACCAGTATAGATTCCGTTGCCCATTTTCATGTTAGGCGTTGAATGAGATACAGGAGACCGAAACCGGGTTTGCCGGTGCGCCTGGCGCATCTTGCGGATCAAATCAGTTTTGCTAATTCCCGCTGCTCCAGCATAAGCTCCGGTAAAATTGCTCCATCGAGAATATGTAGATGCACTAATTCCACCAGGACCAGAAGTAAATCCTGTTGCGTTTCCGCCGTTAAAGCCTGTAGTTGCATTTTTTACAACCCAGTAAAGAATACCATAAGGCGTTTTCAGATCATCAGAGTCAGCCGGTTTGCTCCAAAGTATCTCTTCCAGATACTCATAAAATGAAACCATCATCGCAACATATTTGGTCTTGATGAGGTTAACAATAGCTGTTCCGCCACGCTGAAATGCCTTCTCACGCAGATCAAACAAGTAGTGCGAGTTGACATGACGTGGCGGCACCTCGCCCTTAACCATCGTATCGTGCAAGCTGGAACCATCCTGTTCGTATAGTCCTACAGCTCTGGTACTGTGATTGTGGTCCATCTGGACCTCAAATTCCCAGTTTTCACCACCTTCAAAAACTTTCTTGCGGCCTCCCCACATCTCGCGAGCTGCTACATGGTCCATGATGTCAGTCTGCATGTCCACGAAAGCCCCTCGTCTGATCATCTTGTTTTGTGTAAGAAGTACCGCATCAGCAATTTCACTGAATGCCAGTCCCATAATTTATCTGCCTTTCTGGAGTTTATTTCTTTTCGAAAAACTCCTTATCTACTTCGTAGGCAATCTCTTCAAGAGGATCACCCTTTGGTTTTACAGCAGGGCTTACAGGGCGTGCGGTCTGCAACTCAGCTCGCTTTCTCAGCTTTTTGCTTTTTTCAGCATTCTCTGTAGCTTTGATGTCATCTCCCAGTACAAGCTTTGTTGCCTGCTGAAATACATCGGTGTCATCAATCTCTTGCCCTTTTGCAGCATATCCAGCCTTGAGAACATCAAATTGCTCGTTTAGTTCTGTTTGCTTGGCCGAATCTATATTTTTCACTTTCAACGATTCAACCTGTTTATTAAACCATGACTTCTCATTACCGGATGAAAGCTGCTTGATTGTTTCACCCTGCTCTTTAATTACAGATTTCAGTGCCTTGAACCCAGCAACAAGATTATCGTCGTATACTTCTGGATCCAGGTCTGGAATCCCCGCTATTGGGTCATCTTCCGTTTCTGTGACCCCATCACTAACCTGGCTTGTTTTCTCAAGAAGCTGTATCTGCCTGGCCAGGGCTTCTTCATCCTGGTCAGCAATAATTTTTGCATCCTTGAGACTCATACCCGAACGCACAGCACGGGTAAGCAATTCGTCGGCCTGCTCTTCTGCCTCGGAGGTATCTTCCTCTCCTTCAGGCTCGTCAGGGGATTCCTCTCCCTGCGGTTCATCATCCGACTCTTCGCTCTCTTTATCATCCTGGTCGGCGGTATCTTCTTCACCTTCCTTGGATGTTTCTTCGACCGGAGCTTTTTCTTCGGTCTCTTTTTCTTCGTCTTTTTCCGGCATCTCCTGCTCAACCGCCTTATCAATTTCAGCAGTTAATTCCTCAGAGACAGGCCCATCGGCCTTTGCTTCTTCTGTAGCTGCCCGTGCCATAATTCACTCCTTTCAATCAACTGTATCCAGCTTTATCTATCAGGCCACGGGCTTTAAGCGCCTTTCGACGATGCACATGGCTCGTATAAACCGGATCTCCATCCGGCGTTACTTCTGTTGGCACTCCCCTTTCAGTCAAATAATCACGAAGTTTCCCTGCATCCTCAGCATTTACTCCCGAAGCATAACATTCAATAGGCCACCCACTCGTAGCGGGAACCCCGACATGTTCTGCCCTGAAACATCGTTTTGCCTTAGCGCCTTCTACTATAACTGAAGAAGGAGCTTTACCTGCATCGAACGTTCGTTCAACAATCACACCTGTTTTTGTTTCATAACAAAAGATTGGCACTATTCGGTTCCCCTACCAAGAACAATTAAACAGTCACCAGCAGCGCCTGTCATAACCACATGAACACCTGTTGCAAATTCTGCACCGATCTCAAAAGTTCTTGTAGCGTCCGCTTGATCAGTGCCAGGATCAGCATATAAGGTAGAAGTAATGGGGGGATCTGTAGCCGCTGTACCATCATAACATATCGCACGCATTCCATCAGCATGATCAGTAAAAAGAAGAACTCTTTTAAGAAATCCAGGACCAGTATGTGCCTGTCCAGTAGCGTCTAGATGCATAGTATTAATATTTTTGGTAACCGTCATAGTTTACTCCCATCACTCCGGTGTTAAATCACCCAACCTTGCATTAGCTTGGTCGGGTACAGTATATTTCTTATAGAGCCCAATCTCTTTAATTTCTACAGTAACGATGGCTCCCTTTACAATATCCCAGTAAAGTAATCCTGTTCCAGAATCATAAGTACCTGGCACCTTCTGAGTTTCGTATGCACCAGCACCGTCGTCATAGGGCCTATCAGTTATTGCACAATATGAAGTGACCGAAGATAATGCATCACCGTCTTGGTCTACACAATATTCATACATGCGACATGCGTCAGCAGACGGAGGCGATCCCACAGATACTTGTGTCCCATTATATGTTGCTGTCTCAGGAGATTCATCCACCACAAGAGTTTCTGGAACCGTAAAGGTAAATCCAATTCGAGACAATAAAATCTTGTATGTACCGTCGTCAAGGGCAAAGGTTGCCTCCCCATTTGTGTCTGACGTGCCAGTAGCTATCAAAACCGTTGAATCTGAATTCATTACCGATATTTTTACATCAGGAATAGGAACAGGACCAACCGCTACCTCAATCGTTAAGTCAACTTGATTAGCGCCACTGCCACTTCCTCCCGTGATCCATGCGACATCGCCACGATCCCTTATGGCTTCAAGCGAGTCTGTTCCGGTTGCAAAGGTAGCACCAGCCATGTCTGCCAATTCAGCAATGATTGTGTCTTGTTTTGCTTCTGTAGCGTCGCCACCGGAACCGGAAGGGGCCTCTTCCAGAGCGTTAGCGTTAAATCTTTGTGTCCCAGCATCATCTTCTGTTAAATCGGCGAACATAGATCCAGCGGTAGGTTGTCCGGTTAGAGCCAAAGTCATTAGTTCATTTAAGCGATAAGTTTCGACCGCTGTATCACATTCAGCATTCACCTCAGCCTTCATACCCGCCGACATCCCACCAAGATTGTTTAGTCCCACTCCCGCTACGCCGACAGTCACCATCAAAGAATCAAGTTTCGTTTCAGTAGCATCTACATTTGTTTCGCTTGCCGGGTCCGCCGGAAGGTTATCCGTTTTCGTTTGTATGGCGCTAACCCCGGTATCTATATCAGTCAGGGCTCCAGCATTGGGAATAACATCAGTCACAAGTTTTACCGCAACTAACCAGCCAGCCATAATTGTTACACTGTTCGCCACAGCAGCTAAGTCCCCATCTACAACAGCAATTTCGTCAGAAAGATCTTCAAGCGTATCTCCATCTGCTCCCGTTCTTGCAATCTGTGATGCACCAGAGTCTATTTGAACAACAGGAAACGCTGTCAATTCATCATATTTTCCAGATGTGATTGCATTGTCTGCAAGATTCATTTCTGCGCCTGTATCAGCCTTTGCATCAAGCTGATCACTTAGGGTTTCTAAAGTATCTCCATCTGCTCCTACTCTAGCGATTTGGGTTGCACCAGAATCATCTGATTTGACTGGAAATGCAGTAGACTCGTCATATTTGGCTGAAGTGATAGCGTCATCTGCCAGACCTACCAATTCGCCATCTAAGGTAGCATTTACATCTGCGCCTGTAAAAGTAAACGTAGCATCAAGCGCCGCCTGACATGCTTCTTGTTCTGTATCAAATAGTTCGACCTCTATATAAGCCGGATCAATAGCGGATCCATTGATACAAAGCTGAACTCTATCAACCCCAGCGGCAAAGGCTACATCCTGCCAATCGGCACGATAAAGACCTGGACAATTTGTTGCGTCAACTTCAATCATTTCATTGTCAGCATGCGCATCAGTCACAGCACCATGTGCAGTAGCATCGACTTTTACGGCAGCAGCCTGATCTCTAACATATGTCATATCAAGATCTGTTATCGTCAAGCCTGTTTCTGGAACGCCGGTAGATGGATCAATTAATTTAAAATATGTTATTACATCTGTTGTGCCAGATTCTACCCTCATAGTTTATTACCTCGCTTGTTCGATGATAACAACCCACCAGAACCACCACCCGTACACTCCTGCTGCATTGCACCAAGATCTGTATATGAAGATCCACCAGTAGGTGGGTTATTTCCAGCACCAGCATTGTAATCAGTCCAAAATGTAAACGCCCATGCGCCATCATATCCAGCCGCGAGGGCCTCGCTGCCCGACTTTAATGTATAGTCTCTCGTGGCCGATGCAGTAAACGGATCCGATGAACCGGCTATATCATTAGGGCCAGCAACGTAATTGTTCCTGTCCGTGTCGTTGCTATAGAATAAATTGAAATCTGTAAACTTTGAATAAACTGCGTCCCCTGATTTTGCACCTGATATTCCAATTTCACAATCGAAAAGAATAGTATTCATCATTATTGTGGCGATATCTTGATTATTTTCTCTTATTCCTCGATTAACACCTGTTGTTTGATTATCCTTGTCTATGGAAACGTTAAGATATGTAGAACCGTAAGTATATGTATCTGATATAACAGCATCATATCCATCCCCATTATTGTATATAATACTACCGAAAAGCGGAATTGGAAAGCCTCCTTCTATTCCATCTTGCGAATTACCACGAGAAATGAGACCGATTCCATGATAATAATTATTCGCCCTGAAACCATTAGTCCCGTTATTTTCAGCAAGGCAATTTACAAAACTATTCCATCCATTAACATCAACACCGTTGCCGTCATTATTATCAAACATGCAATTATAAAACCAGCTCTTATTTTTACCGTATGCCTCAACACCATCCGCGCTCGCCCCGGTAAACCTAAAATTTCTGAAATGGTGATACATGTCTGCGCCAGGGGCATTCATTAATAGACAATTTGTTAGCGTACCTGCGTCTGCATCAAAAGTGACAATACCACCGTCGCCCACGGTTGTGTGATAACCCTCAAAGTGCCGCTGATCATTTGCATTAGCGTTTTCATCCGCTTCAATAATCGCACCAGAAGCCCCATCTTGGTAGGTATAGTCCCCTGATGCTTTAATATAAATTCTATCTGCGTTCGACATCGAATCATACGCATGAAACGGATCTTTCCAAGGACCATTATGAGTGCCTACAGAAGTTGCTTCTGTGGTTCCATCGCACCCAAAATCACAAAGTACGTTGGTCTCATCTGTGCCATCTGTGGGATCAGCAGTCAATGTGATTGAATTATCACCCACCCTGCTTGCTATCGTATAATATGCAATAACGGCATGTCCACCATCGCCTGTGTCTGCTACCCGGAACTGGTCCCCAGCGTGATAAACATAATTCGCAAACGAACCTGCCTTAGTTACCGTCTTCGTGGCGCTTGTAAGGTCATACCCCGCAACCGCTGCTACCCGATTGTTTCCAGTAACCACATTTAAATAATAATCAGCCATTATTCTATCCTTGGTGGATCGGTCATCATCTCTCTCGGAATAGGAAGATATTGAATTTTATTGTTATGATCATATTTTCCATAAAGAACGTTCACGTATTCTTTCACGCCACCCATTAGCTTAGCATTTACTGTGATCAAACTGGTAGTTTTCACAACACCTCTTTCTATAACCTTCTGGGTGCAACGACCTTCTTTAATACTACCAGGCGGAAGTTCACAATTATTAAGGTTGCAATCAGCAAATATTCTTGAAGTGTTATCTAACGGAAAAATACGAACCCCAATCTTTTTACCACCACTCTCGGCTGGCTGAGGCTGCGAGAAGTTACAGTGCTCATACCGAACATCAATAACATCTGGGGTCAACTTACCCGAGTAATTTTGGTGCCTGACTGTCATCAAGCAACCTCCTATAGTCCGAAATGTTGTCTTCTATGTAAGCACACATGACAAATATTTCCTGGAACAGGTCGTCTTCCTTGATCCATTTCAATCGAACCGGATCTTCCTTACGCATTTTTTTCAACATCTCAACTCGCGGCGCAATTGTTTGAAGTATAGTAGTAATACTAGTCTTCATCTGAGGACTGACGATATAAGATAGATCACCCATTTTAATAGTTTCCTATCACTCGACTCTTCTTCCGACGGCCTCCCTTTCGGCCTTTTGTGGATTTCCACCCATAAGAAGCTGTGACATGGTTGCATTTCTGCCCGATCTGGTCGCGCCTGGTCGATTTATACGTTCATAGGTTCTCTTCGTTTCAGGAGGCTTGAAAGATGGTGTTGCGTTTCCCTGAACTGGCTGTTCCTCAGTAACCTGATCCTGAAACTTTACCAGCTCAGAAACAACAGGCAAGTTACTCAGCTCTGCTATCTGATCAAGCAGAACCTTTACATCAAATATCCCCCCCTGCTGCTGGATCAGTGGCATCAATGGAACTATATATCTTTCAACCACTGTGCCAAGCTTCTGTAGCTGAATCGATGGTGAATTGTCCTGCATCGAATACACATCAATATCAAAGTTGTAGTCGAGGAAATCGCCTTCCCGAGTTTCATCGGACCATTCCCGCCTCAAGTAGATGTCCGTGTCTCCAATACGCTTCTCAACAACACGCTGGCGAACTGGATCGGTCCACTCATACCAGGCCAGAGCTTTAAAAATACTCTTAGCAAACTTGATGGTTAGCTGAGTCATGTCCTGAGCTCTGGCACCAGCAGCCTCACTCATCAGCCGATCCTGACCAACAGTCTCGCTACCAGGCCCAAGCCCACCCAACATATTAAGGTTGCCAGCAAAATAATCAAATTGATCCATAACTTGGAGATAAAACGCCAGGGTCGCCTGATCAATACCGCCTACGGTGATCTGTTCAGGTTTCTGGCCGGAATATCGGATCCCATCACCATCAGCAGCATTCTTGAGCTGGTTTACATCTTCATCGTTCCCGCCAGCAAAAGCTGCCACGGTCTTCTTTGCGTCGGCCTGGTTGCCAAGCTTACGGAATATGGCGTTACCCAGTTCATGAAGATCCATCCAGAGCGCTATGGGAGGGAGAGGCATGATGTTGCCCGGTACGTCAGAAAACCCAAGTTTATGATAAGGGCCATTTTCTGGACCGTCCCAGTTTACGACCCTGTACCGAACACCATTTTGAACGCCATAAGTCACTAGCTGGCCCGACGTATGAAGATAAACATCACGTAACCAGACCTTCTCCTTGTAGAGATCCGCGCCCTCATCAGAACTGACGCTCTCTGCACGTTCTTCTCCCTGGTCTCCAGTGATGGTATGCTTGTCTGGTTCTATACTATTTCTGTTAAACATCTTGCGTGCTGTATCGACCATCACCCAGTAGTCATTCCCTTCGAACTGGATTGATTGCCTGCTCTTGGCTGACATATCAATAAAGTAGTCGTCCAGGGTCACAATGTCCGCATAAGCCTCTCCTACATCATGACCGAGGACAGCTACTCCGGACGAGGCAATCCCCACCTTGACAACTCCGAACGAAAACATAGCTTCCAACACAGCCCGACGAAGGGTGCCACCAAGATCAATTTCCTCTGGGATCTGATTTAGAGCAAGTTCTGTGGTCTTTGCGTAAGGCTTGAGCGATGGAATTGTTGTTGTAACAAGAGCTTGAGGCGCATTTGCCGCCAATAATCGGATATAAATAGTAGTTGCAAGTTCAAGGAAGTTGGTTGGTACTCGTTTCTGAGCACCATGACGAGCATAATGTTGCCCGACGAATTGCCGTACAGATTCAACCCGGTTGTTTCTTGGGATTTCTAACTGAGTTATAGACCAGTCTACTGCTGTTTTTAACTGTTTGAAGTCAACCCGCAATGGTGCCATTATTTCCACCCCGCTCCCACAAGTTCTCTGTTGGGATCCTGCCCAGCGTCCTGAATTCTCTTCTGTTCTCTTCGCCAGGCTAAACTACCCATTGGAATTTCGGGTTTCTCGAGCTTTGGCATGATTTCACGCTCCATTAACCCATGATTTGCAAGAGCATCAGCAATTGTCTCATCACCGTGAGCCAGTCTGGCTCCCGATGGATCTTGCGAGCTTGCCGCGTCAGAATGTACCACAAGCCCGCCAGGTTGCACAATAAATTGTAAACACTCTTTTAATCCCGTTCTAGAACGATTGATAAAATTCCCGTCTCCTAACGCATCCCTATAATTTTCTAAAACATGTGTTCTGGCTTCTGGATTCAGATAATATCCCGGCTCATCAGTAAGCTTCTTGCCAATCTTTTTTTCGTATCGACGATAATAGACATTGCCATAACTCTTTGCCATCACCCGCATAGTAAATGTTCTGCCCGTTGGTCCGCTCGCGTCCCAGACCAAGAAAGCACCATTAAAAAACTTCGCCATAGCAATAACAACATCAGCGAATGGGTTTGGCCTAATATGTGGATTTCTGTAAACTGCTACCTTTTCAGCGGTAGAAACATCCACAACCGTGGCCACCGAATTACTGGCTCCAGTACCGGCAGATACATCAACTCCTATCACGAATTTCCGATCGAAGGGAATCTTGTCCCGTCCATCAAGAGTCATCCATAACTGAAGCGGGCCTTGGGATTCTTCCGCAAACCGTTTAGGCTCAAGCGTTTCTGGTTCGAATGTCACCTTACCGATCGTTAAAGGTGGTCTGGCGTGCTTCTTCATGAGAAGATCGATCGTCTCAGGATCAAAGAACTGATAATCCGAACCTAGGAAATCAATCTCCAGCTCCTGAGCAATCTCCATTTCTGAGACACATCTGGCACATTGATTATCAAACCAGGGAGAACGCAGGTTCCATCTGCCCACCCTAATGAATGGATAATCGTCAGGAAACATAACTTCCTTGGCCAAACCCTCTCCCTTGCGCTGAACACGAACCTTACCCCTGAAGTCGTCAAGTAGTTCGACCTCGCCGTCTGTAACGGTATACAGGCCCCTATTATAGATAGGATGATGCCGCCAGTGCAGTTTTAGCTGTCTGGCCGCAGTATCATGAACGACCTCATAGAAGGCGTTTGCAGCTCCCTGAGGCGTTGAGTTGAAACCTCTACAATTGGTGGTGTCTCTGGTCGCTCTGAGAACCCTGAACCCATCATTCAACTCAAACGCAGCATGCTCATCAATAAACATCGCTGTCCGCCGATCACCCCGTCCTGCATCCCCCGTGGTGGATTCTCCATCGATGACTGAATCTGTATCGGCATTCCCCAGATGAAGCGACTTACGATTTGGGTCTTTGTTGAGTAGATCTCGATTTATCGGAAGCAACCATCTCGGTTGATACTTATGCAAAAAATCTATCTTCCAGAACAGACTCTTTGGGTTATTTGTATCATCAACATACTTCTCGTTCCTCGAAATAAGCAAAAAACTCAGATTGTTACGGAAGTGCCAGAACCACTCAAAGACCGTGAGCCCCATCCAGGAGGCTCCCATGGCTCGAGATTTAGGAATTGCAAAGTCTTCACCAACCTGAACACAGTCAACAATATTCAGCATGGTTTCGTCTTGAAATGAATATGTGATGAAAGGAACGACAGGGTTTTCTAGGCGGGGATCGTATGTCCAGCAAAATACATTAATATAAAATAATATGTCTTCCGAACACATGCGCCACAACTCTTTAGCTTTTCCTTGATCAGAAGCAGCAAGTTGTAACACACTTTTACGAAAATGTAGGTTTTCAGATAACTCCTTTGGCACCAAATAATAATACGGACACTTAACTGATCCTATCTGAGTAAGTCTTTCCATCAGCCTTTCTTTTTGCCTTTCTTGCCTCCTTTACGTCCCGGTCCACGTTTTTTACTTCTGTTTCCTTTGCCTTTACATGGCATTGCGACTCTCCCTTAAAACTCACCCTTCTTCCATTCAGGTACCACAAGTTCCGACTCTTCATCTTTTTCCTCCTTTTCAACTACCTCTTCCTCCTTGGGTTCCTCCTTGGCCTCTCTCCCGAACCGTAACAGATCTTCTATAACCTCCTTCGCCCTACCCTCATCAGGCAGGTCAGAACGATCCTCCTCCATCTGAGTTCTTGATGGTAGCAGCTTGGGAAAGGTCTGTTTCCAGAAATCACTCTGTGCAATCCCACTTTTACGACATTGAACCAGCAAACCCCATGCAGCAGCGCTCGGACAGTCTTTCGGCTGCGGATCCGCGATCTCCATGTTAGACGCAACCCAGCGGATCACTTCTACCTCACTAGCTCGTTTTTCCTCAAAATCTTCAGCTTTAACCACCGGCAACTTCGGCAGATCACCAACATGACCTTTTACCTTAGTCTCTGATGGATGCTCGTTTACCGTATACCCCCGGCTCCCCTTGGGTTTAGCTTTCGTGTTTGGCTTGGCTCTTGTCTTTCGATAGCGAGCTGCTTCTGGAGGATTATCAAAAAACTTGTCCAGCGCTTTCTGTTGAGCTTCAATGCCAACCATCCCGCCTTCTTTTAGCTCTTCCCTGTATCTTATAAACTCCCCCCATCTCCCCTCTTTTAACAACTGTTCTTTCAACTCAGGTGATGTCTTCGGCATTGAAAATCCCCTGCTATTTTAAACATTTCTTTTTTCTCTGACACAAATAGATTAAGGTAACCCCAATACCTACAATTCCTAACGTAAACGGTTCTGGCACCGGATCTTGATCGTCAGGACCAGAATCTTCAAGGTTCACCCAATCATCTTCATCATCATATATTTGGTCTTGAGGGTTATACGGCAAGATCACCGGCTGATCTTCTTTCACTATCGAAGAAGTGTCTTTACTGCAAGCAAATATGACTACAAGACAAGCAAGATATGCAATTACATTTCTAGTCATTAGTCACCAGCTTCTCTTAAAAAAAGCCAGCCGCAGGACAGAGCCGGGAAAAGCATTAAAGGTATGATGTGAAAAAGAAGAATATACCGTCCTGCGACTGGTTGCCATCTCTAGCTCCAAGATCTACGTCTTGTTCGAATTTTCTCTTAACTTTCTCAAAGTCTGTATGTGGTGACGTAATCGATTCATCTCCCTCGCCCACATAAAAATACCCCAAATCAAAATGATAAGTATCAGCAAGAAAGGGATTAATATCCATGCTACGAGATACAGAGAAACAGTCACCAACAACCCCCCTCTTCTAATCCGTTATCCTCAAAGAAATTGGATTACTCACCAACTTGTGCGGTCCCAAGATGCCATACGCCAGATACAAATGTTTACCCTTGACCAGATTCGCCACATCACCAGGGACCGTCACCTGTGCCGTAGCACCATCGGCACTCAATACCCCGCTAAACCCACTAAACCAGGGGGAATGAGATTGTAGCGAAAGATTAGTCACCGCATCCTTGGCAATAGGAAGTGATGGACCGTTCCAGTTCATCGGCGGACACGTCCCCGTCAAAGAAGCCATCACCACATACTTCGAACCCGCATACTGAGCACCAGGTCGTATATATAAAGTAATATTGTTCTCCCCCTTGCTGGCAGAAATTATGTAGTCGCTGGCTGCCAGTAGACCTTCCAGCCGAGGCAGAACCGCCCACTTGGGATCCTGGTTAAGTTCAGGTCTTGCAAGCAGCCGAGGAGTTAGGGTATTCCAGGCAGATACACCATTCTGCTGGTGATAACAGGCAGCAAGAGCAGGCAAGGTAAGATAACAATACCCGTGTTCAGGATCTCCAAGCCGTCCCTCAAAATCAGCTTTGAAGTTGTACCCGCTCTCAAACCCATTCATAAGATCAGGCCAGAACTGGAAATAATGGCCCGCCTCCGCAGTCACGGGGATTCTATACACTCCCATGATATGAGGATCACATTCTGGATGCGTAGCTATCCCGGTAAAATGTTCCGCGAACCATTTTACAAGCGCATCTACCGGATACCCAAGCTCCTTGGCACGCCATAAACCGCTCATAGCAACACATTCCATCCAAGGGCTCATTGCCTTGTCGGTCTCGTCAGGATCTACGGGCGACTCAGGTCCACCACCACCGTCTTTGCGCCAGTGATGCAACGGAGGAACTCCTAATCCGTTATACTCAGCATTGATACAGCTCTTGGCCCAGTTATAAAGACTGGTTACAGATTCATAAGTCATCGGGATGTCTCTGATACCTTCCCAGACAGAGATTGCGTCTCTTACCAGGTCGTGCAGGTACGTCTTCATCGGATCCTCGTCCGGAGTGATCCAGGCTGCCTGAACTCGGTTCCTAAAATCCCAGCCGTCTCCTCGAGGTTCGCCGTGAATACCACCCTCCTTCCCGCTAGGGCCTCTGCCCCAAGGAACACCAGCACGATAGAAGAACGCGCTATACGCCGACAAGAACTGTATCTCCTCCAGATAGAAATAATCGCCTGTCAAAACATATTGAGGAAATCCGATGTCCGGCTGATGTGCGCTCTCGACTTCCCAGCCCGTGTCCGCTACAGGCCCGGTAGGAACAATAAGATCCGCATCCACCGTACCATGTTCACGCTGTTTCTCGACGCTGATCGGACATATCCAAAGACATAATGAAGGCCGATCCTCAAGTTTCAACATGTCTCCGTCTTGTTTTCTCAGATGGTACGGCCAGTTAGCAGCAAGATCCGCTTGACCAAGAGACACCTCCTCCATCTTCCGGTCGAACGTGTAAAGCCATTTGTTCGACCATTCAGGCATAAGACCAATATCAGGACGCCCACCTGAGTTGCCCATCGGAGGTGTCCATAAACCACGCTTTCCAAGCAGCTTGTTTGATCCAGACCAGTCTGAATACATCTTGTTCACGGCACTGACAGGGACGGTCTTGCTCAGGTCATAGTTGGGGAACACTTTGGTAGAAACTAGATAAGGCAGGTTGTGATCTATCTTGAGCTTGTTCCATTCCCCGGCAGATACGAACGTCCATCTCGCACCGGCCTGGTGCATGAACCCGTCCTGCCGGTACACCTCAGACCCGTTAACGTCCAACGATAGATCATACGTCTGATCCTTGAAGTTGTTCACATTAGCTGATTCACCAATGAACCGTACCTTTGAGTAGTTTCTGAAATGACTTATATGAAATATAGGACGTACAGCGTCCACATCCTCGGCACCATCATGACCAGCTAATATCACCGTCGTGCACAACGGACCGTTCAGCCATCTATCAACAACGCGAATACCAGCGTCCGTAACACAAACCTCCGTGTCGCCAATAGTAATGGATGGAGTTACCCGGTCCAAAATTGTGGCCAAAGATGCACCACCACCATGGAAAACATCAGCATCTTCAAAGTGATACGTCTTCGTCTCACCCGACGCAAAATCGTCTTCAAACGTGATGATCGCATGTTTCACAGACCCGTCCCAGTACCGACACTTGATGTCAGATTGAAAAGTCTGTGCTCCCACCACTACAGGATAATGCTGGATCTCTCCGTACCGGAACACCCGGCCGATCTGCACGGGAACCTGACTCAGACCCTCAGATCCCTCATTGGTTACTGTTATTGTATTTTCAGTCATCTTCGTCCTCCACGGTTATTCTCTTAACGAAAAATTGGATGGGCGGCCTACTGGAATAAGTGTGAATATATTATCAGTGTATCGGGCAGGACCTACCGGACCCGCATGAGCACTCACCATGATGTTGCCCGTACTTCCCTCCACACAATACGCCGTAGCCGTAAACCACTGATCCTGATCCTTCTGAATAATTCCAGCGGTAAACAAGTCTTTTAAGCCCACTTCCAATACATCACCTACATCAAAAGATACCGCAGTTATATACTCGCCCGGATCAGGTAGATGGTCCCAGGCATAAACGTAGTATCCGTCTTCAAGACCATCGGGAGTAGGAGGCTCCCAGCTCAGGCGGCCTAGCTCCACCGTCATAATCTCAATATCAAATATGTAAGGAGATAATATCCACATTATAACCACATCATAATTGCCATAATTAGATGTCGTAAACGTGTGTGAAGTCGTGTCGGGAGGCATGACGCCTATAAGACTGTTGCCTTCAAAAATCGCAATGCTCGAAGGGTCGCCCATCACCTCCCAGGTAACCGTTATGGTCTGATCCACCTTGGTGTACTGAACGTTCTGGATCAAGTCCCAGGGGGTAAACAAAATAGAAACAAAAAACAAAATAGATAATGTCATTTCTTCTCCAACTCTGCCAGCGCGGCATCCACGGCTTCGAGGGGGGTGCCGTACCGCTGGGGTTTTTTTGCCTCTATCCAACATTCCCAACTATCACCACGGCAATACAATTCAGGGTCTTCAGTCTTCTTCGCCAGCCGTATCAGCTTCGCGCTCAGGTCGTCAGACACTAGCCTCTCATTTTCTTGTTTTAATTTTGACATCGGATGTTTCGGACACCGCTCGATGTGTTCTTTTAAAACATCTGCCATAGACATAGGCGTATTTTCTTTTGGTCCGTATCTATGGCCGCAATAAACACAGTTTATGTACATACCAGACTGTAAGTCATCCACCCATCTTCTAAGTTCAGTTGTTTTATTCCCCCGCTCTTCCCGGTCACGGCGGATGGTGTCTTCGACAAGGTCTGTAACCCATGTAGTCGATGTTGGTTCCGAACATTTAAATTCTGCTAGATACCGTTCCGCCGCCTGCCTGATGTCGTCCGTCATGACTCCTCCTTCACACATCATAATATCAACTGTCTCTCTCGTCAGCGCCTATGTCATTCGTTACATTATAAGGACGTGTATCACCCTCGAAATCTAAAAGGGTCGCCTCAGGAGCTGTATTCAAACCCGTATCCTTACAACCTGAATCCGTGCTAATGTGATAATCGTCAGCAGCAGCATCCTCAAAATCCGGATCTGTCTCTATGTTGTCTGTGCCTCCTGCCCAATCCTTAATCCACGTAACTCCGTTGTCAGTAATCCGAGCCGCTCCATCCTCGACACAACAATATTCAATCCATACGTTCGTGTCATAATCAGGATGACCATACTGAAGATGCATATGCTCCGCAGGCTGAGGCGGACCCTGATCCCAGAATATATTGTTGTATAAATAAAGATAACTGTCGCTCGTAATAAGACCCGCGTTTCCCCTATAAACAAATGCATAATTACTAGCCGTCATATCCGCAAACGTGTTGCCGATTATATACGTGTGCTGGTGATGGTCTAACTCCACCTGCTTCATTTCATAAAACAAATTGTCCGTGATATACGCAACACCGCCAAAAGTACTATCATCATATTTCTTTATATAAAGATCACCAGCATCATACATGGTATTATAATTAAAATGCACGTCGCCAAGTATATACACTGATGTATCATCTGTTCTGCCAATACGATCATTGTCGTATATCTCGTTGCCCTGGACCAAACAATCAAAACTGGTCTTTTGAAGAGACATCGCTGGATGATTGTCGTCGGCATAGTTATTATAAATTTTATTGTCCTTGATTATTAATGAAAGATAGCAATCCCAACCCAGTGCATATATCCCTCCACCATAACAAAAAACATTGTTGTCAACTGTGTTTGTATGAATCCAACAGTCACTGATCTCGGGCTCCGAGTCATATATGTATATGCCACCACCATAAGTGGTAAGACCCAAAACTATACCAGACCCGTTCGTTATCTGAAAACCCGACAAAACCGCATCGTTCGTTTCACCATTTACAAACTTCACCACAGGCCCCGCCTCTCCTCCATCTATAACGCAACTGGCAGCACCGTTCTCGCTCTCTACCGTTATGTCTTTGCCTTTAAAATTTAAATTCTCCACATACGTACCATCCGATACCGTGATCGTTTCACCGTCCCTAGAAGCGTTTATGGCAGCCTGAATTGATGAATAACCACGCGGCACCAAACGCTCAATCGCCTGGCCAGATGCAAATCCACAAAATAACAAAAACAACACTAATGTACGCATCACCAAAACTCCTTAACTGTCTCTCTCATCAGCTCCGATGTCATAATCCACTTCAAAAGGCCGAGTATCGCCCTCGAAATCCAATGCAGTCGCCTCGGGTGCTGTGTTCAAGCCCCCGTTATTGCAATCTGATCCGTCCTGAATGTGATAGTCGTCAGTGCCTGCATTCACAAACGTAGGGTCCGTCTCTATGTTGCCCGTACCCGTCGCCCAACTCTTCACCCAATTAACTCCATTGTCGTTTATCTGCGTAGCGCCGCCCTCTACACAACAATACTCGATCCATACGTCCGTGTCATGATCAGGATGACCATACTGTACCCTAATATGATACGTCGGAGTTGCCCCCTGATCCCAAAATATGTTGTTGTAAAGATAAAGATAACTGTCTCCCGTCGGTGTAGCCGCGTTACCCCTGTAAAAAAGCGTTGTCGGTATACTAGATTCCTGCGTAAAATCCGCAAATGTGTTGCCTATAATATACGTGTGATTGTGATGACTTACCTCCACCATACTTATCTCATAAAACAAGTTGTCCGTAATATACGCATGACCACCAAACTCATCCTCCTCATACTTTTTTATGTCTACATCATGGTCAGGGTGATCATAAACAACATTATAATTAAAGTGCACGTCACCATGAATGGCTATCATAGTACTACCGCCACCCTCATTACCATAAATCTCGTTGCCCTGTACTAATGTGTCAAAACTGGTGTTCCTGAGAAACATCGCCGTTGCCCCGTCATCAGCATAATTGTCATAGATCTTGTTGTCCTTGATTATTAATGTGATCGGGTCGCCCGTGCTTGTTGCATATATACCACCAGCACCACACCTAACATAGCCATCTACACTGTTCGTGTGAATCCAACAATCACTGATCTCCGGTTCTGAATTGTAAATATAAATCCCACCACCATAATTAGTATTACCATGTACCCTGCCAGATCCGTTCGTAATCTGAAATCCTGACAATACCGCGTCGTTTGTTTCACCATGCACAAACATCACCACAGGAGCACCCTGCATAGGAACACCCGATCCATGTATAACACAATTCGCAGCCCCACCTGAACTCTGCACAGTAATGTCTTTACCCTTGAAATTGATGTGCTCAAAATACGTGCCGTTCCCTACCGTAATCGTGTCTCCATCACTAGCACGGTCTATAGCCTTCTGTATCGAATAGGACGGGCTTATAACCACACGCTCAACCGCCTGACCGTATGATACAGAACCTAATAAACCAGCTAAAAACAACGCTGCTAAAATACGCATCACTAAAACTCCCTTATCTGGTAAGAAGAGGCTCAATCTGAAAAGATGCCGCCGTTACCACCGCTCCCATCGCTACCCAAGCTACAAACAACAACACCGCAGCTACTACCATAAAAAATACTATCCATGCTAATACCTGTCTAACACGATATAAATCTATCCGCATAATTAATTCCTAACTAAAAAAGACCGTGAGGGTTCAGTGTCAAAGAAATGCATACGCTGCGGACGGATTCACCATAAAACACCAAATACCCCCAGCGGTCCATATTTCTAAAAAAGAGCGAGCGGCCCACCACCAAACATTCTGACAAAACGGTTGTAGTCTGTATAAGGGGAATTATCTCCAAAGTCGCTTAAACTCATAATATAAGGGTAATCAGCTAAAGAAACATTCCTGTTAAATAGGCCACTCGCTCATCATTCAAAGCCTACGCCGTGCCTGTATCTTCACCTGACTCCGTAACACCTTTCTGATACGCTCAGCATCCGCCTTCTTGCCCAACAACTCCAAACATTCTATACTCACCATCAATGCACTCTCAAGCTTCCTGCTGATCCTTTTATACTCACTGTCCTTGGTAGTCATTCATCACCCCCTCCAATAACAAATGCCTGCACCAGTCCGATACCGTACTGTTACTCAAATCCGCCATCCTGAATATTGCGTCCTTCTCGTCACTAGTCACCCGGATGTGTAAATACTCACACCTCAACTCCTCAGGTAACTTGGGGGGTCTGCCTCGTCTGCTTAATTTCACCACCTCCTCTCCGACCTGATAGGGTAACCAGCATATAAGAAAACGTCAATCGCTCCTGCACATCGTAAACATAACCAAATTTCCGGTAACGATGAATATGGATTCGGATCAACAAATCGCTGGCGGTGATGATGCTTCGTTGTATAGTTACCATTCAAATCCAACATCTTGTCCACTGTATCTAATACCTCAAGATCATCAGGTACCTTCACATGACACTCACACTCTCGGTTCGAACAAAAATATCCCATCATATGCTCTCGCTGATCACTCAATTCACCCTCATCCGGTAACTCGGGAAACTCATTCAATCTGTTAGTCCACAATATCCCAACCCAGTCTGGGTAGGAATCCAACAGGCACAGTCGCTGCCTAAACAACCACAAGCCTCCTCCGAACCATAATTGTCTATGTGCCTGTTAGACGCACCATCTTCTATACTCTCCACCAATCGGACAAATGGACACCACTTCTCATGAGACTTGATGTCTTCTATCAACATAACCTACTCCTCCTCTCCAGAACCCTCTAATAACTCGTTCACTATATCAGCCTTCGCTATCTCTAATACACCAATAACCTCACAGGCTCTAAGCTGACCACGATCTCGATACCCCTCTATAAGAACGTCAAGATCATTGATAAAATTGTCCAACAACGTACGCTTGCTTAATACCATATGCCATGCCCCATATATACCACACCAGACCAGCTAAACAACA